ATTTATATTAATAGTATTTCCACTTAAATATCCAGAATATGGAGATATATTTACTGTTTTTGTAGGTTCTCCATAAAGATGTCCCTCTATATTAAAATTACCTATTGGTATTTGTTCTGTAGTTTCTTGACCTACAAAAACTCCGTTTAGAGTAAGCCATTGGATACTATTACTTCCGTCTTTTATAGTAATTTCAATATCCCATGTATCAGGGGTATTAACACTAGCTACAACAAAATGTAAATTTCCTAATCTTACACTCTGATTTAAAGGAACGTTTAAAGTAAAAGAAAAATAAGAGATAGGATTTTATTTCCTATCTCTTTTTCACACTCTCCGAAATAACCTCTTCTAATTCACCTTCTGTAATATAATCCATTAAAGTTTCTTCGAATTCTACATTTATCCAAGCCTGTAACATAGTTGTATTTTCAAAATCTTCATAACTCAGATTTCTTAACTTAACTATCTGATCTACGGCATGTCTTGTTTCGTGATAAAATGTAGTTTTGATATTCTTAACCAAACTTTTATAATCCTTTTTGGCAATAAAAGGTCTATTTCTTCTAGAGTCAATGTTTACTATTACTACTACTTGATCGAATCCTGTTGTTTTATTAATAATTCTATAAGTAGATGTTCCGGATGTTGAACTTATTGTTTCTATAAGTTCTTCTGCTCTTGAATTTTTCTTTACCGGAATTTCCATTTTATGATTCTTTACAAACTTAGTAGTAAACCACCTCGTCATTTCTTTCTGTGTTCCAATTCCAAAATTAATTTCTACTCTATAAGAATCATGTTTTAATTTACTTGTTTTCATATTCTTAAAAATTTAAACTCCTTAAGCTTTTTATTATTGCTTAAGGAGTATTGTTTTACATTATTTATTTTCTCTCATGTATAAGGCTTTAAAGCTCTCTGAAAACGACTATACAAATAAATATATAGTTCATCAGCTAAATTAAATCTACTTAAGTCAGCTTCTATATTCTCTTGAATCTGAACTAAATAATAGATCAGATCAAGCCGAGTACGAGTTTCCTGAAGTTGAAATCTAAGTATATCTCTAAAAGTGAAGATACTTATATAATCGATCTTAATTCCATATAAATCTTTAAACTTATCAACAGTCATAGTTCCTCTTTTTATTCCAGAGTTATTAATAAAATCAACTACTTCTGGGATATAATAAGAAATTACAAAGTTTGATAAATTATCTATAGGAAGTTTCGAAGTAAATGCTATAAATGTATGAAGAACTAAACCTCTTAGACTTATAGTATTATATATTACCTTATCTTCATAATCCATCTTAACTTACTGTAGTTTGTTTCGTTTTTATTACTTTAGTTTTCACTATTTCATTTAACAGTTTCGGCATTTCTTCTAAGTTATATCCAATATCTATATAAGTATCAAACATATCTTCAACACGATATACAGCATCTATACTAATCTGAATTATTCCAAATCCAAGTTTTTCTGCTTCTTTTACTTTTGCGGCAGTATCTTTTATTGCTGGAATTCCTCCATATCCATTTGCACAAGGGCTACCATCAGATATCACAAACATAATACAATTCTCTTTCGTGAACTTTCTAACTCTCTTTGCTACTTCTAGAATTGCATCTCCATCTCGATTTTGGGATTTTGCACAACTCTTAGATAATGAAAACTTAGGATTATAATGACTTCCTTCTCGATACACACTCAGATTTATATATCCGATCGAACCAATATCTGCAGTATGTCCATAAATATATAAATCAACTCCCAAACTTTTTCCGAAGGTTTCATTTAGAAGTATTGCAGCCTGTCTCGCTAGGATTTCCTTTTTTCCACCCATAGATCCAGACTCATCAATAAGAACACATATAGTTGATTTATTGGTTCTAACATGTCCCTGTCTTAGGTAAACTTGTGGAACTCCTTGATACGCTTCTGCAAGTTTTGTCGTATCTAAAATTCCAGACCTACAACCTTGGATATTAAAATCATAGTTCTTATCTGTTCCTGTCAATATCTTTTTTAATCTAGGAACATATTTTTGAACTGCTCTCACATCACGTAAATAATCATTCCTATCCCCTTTTGGTTTTTCAAAGAATACCTTATCAGAATCACCACGTTCTACTGTTCCCTCTAAGATTTTCATTGTTAGACTATCCTTTGATGATAATAGCCTAGATACTTTAGACTTATCTATCTTTCTTCCAGAATCTAAGTCAACTCCATACATTATACTAGTTATAGATTCAGTATCATTAATTAAGAATAATATTTTTTTTAATTCCGCCGGATCTATATCAGATAATTTCTTCTCCTTAATTATCTTAAATATACTTTCAGAAACACTACAAATATCTTTAAGATTTTCTGGATATGGAGTTATCTTTTCTTGAACTTCTTTGTATACCTCAGAATACTCCTCAAGAACCTCCTCTTCTATTAATCCAGGAAATCTAAGTATTCCTATTAATGTTTTAAAGAAAAGAATCAACTTCCTCTCCCTCATTATATTAAGTTTTTCCTCTAGAGTCTTGGAATTATAACTTTTTGCACAATCAATAAAATCTTGAAATCCCGGTCGTTCTGTTAGTAATAAATCCTCAACTCTATTATCCTCAAGAAGATTTATGAAAATTTTAATAATCTCTCCTTCTTCAAAAGTATATTTTCCACTTATAAAACTAAGAAAATTCAAATAAACTCTTAAGTAGGTATATCTTAAGTGTGCAGCCTCATGAAGACCAAATCCACAGAAGGCATTTATTTTTGTTTCATTATCTTCGGTGGAGTCAAATATCTTAGAAGGGACTGCTATTCTTCTTTCGGAATTATCTCTCTTCTCTTCTGAAAAATAATCTGAATACGAACTACTTTCATCACTACCCTCATTCAAATTTACTCTAATCAGGAAAGGAAAATCCATTATAGTTATCATATCTTTTACAGAACTATAAGCCTTTTCAATTAACTTAGATAATTGTGCATCCTCTTCCTTTCCAACAGATGAATATGAATAATAACTTTCTCCATACCAAGAGCTTCTATTTATAGTTCTACTTAGCTCTCCAGAATTTCCGACAGATGATTTATAGGATTTTCTAAATATACTCCTACCCCATCTACCATCATCTTCGTCATCATAGTAATCATCATAATCCTTTCTTTTCCACCAAGGATAATATGAGGTTGAAAAATGTTTACTCATAGTCTATTAATAAGATAATATTGTTTTATATACTGTACTTCTTTCTCCTTCCAAATTAGTTCCTTCATAGATTGGAAGATATACCATTTCCATAGCACTTTTCACACTCCAACCATCTGATACTAACTCTGAGATCATTAGTGTTTCTCGAATTGATATAGAAGTTGAGATCTCCTGTTTCTTTGAGAGTGATCTAATATTATTCGCTATCTTCACAATTGATCTAGCTACTTCTTCATCAATTCCCGTTCTATTAACCAAAACATTTACTTCTTCTGTATCTGGTATAATATTAAGTTCAAGAGGAAAAAATCGATTAAGAAGTGCTCGGTCTATCATATTAGTTCCAGTATATTCAGAACCTATATTAGCTGTTGCAATAAATGTTACCTCTGGATGAATTTTAATACTTCTAACTCCTTTCCCACAAGCTATTTCAACATTCAATTCCCGTCTATCATCTAAACAAGGAAACAATACATTATTAGCCCCAAGAGAAGAACGATTTAACTCATCTAAGAGAATTACACACGGTTCTTGAATTACTTTAGTGAACTTAGCATAATCAAATATACTTTTTCCATCTTCTAAGCGATGAACTCCAAGTAAATTTGAAATAGGATCAATCATAGAACCCATATCAAACACATGAAGAGGTATACCCATTCTAGAACAAACTTCTTTTACGCAACTTGTCTTTCCAGAACCTGTAGGCCCTATAATCATCGTATTAACATGTTTTTTTATATTTCTTACTAAAATTCTCCAATTATCAGGGGTCATATAAAATCCATCCTTTGTAGAACTTGGAGAAATTAGTGATGCATCTTTAAGAATTGTTTCGAGAATCGTATCTTTCTTTAAGGGATCTACGAAATCAATTCCAGTCAGAGTTTTATATTCTTTTTTAGCTTCTTCATCTTTGTATGTTAATCTTTGAAATCCCTTTTGTGTATAAAATTTTCCACCTGAAGGACTAAGATTAAGAGAAGTTGAGATAAATATTGTACCTTCTGAATAAACTTCTCTTATTTTCTTAGGGCATTGTACATAAAGACTTGTAGATACACTAGAACCATCCTTCAATTTTTGTCCAGGGAGTGCTTTTACTTTCAAATTTCCTTTAACTAATACTGTCTCTAAAAAATAATACTTACTCATAATAATTTTTTCTTATAATAAATTAATATTTCTTTTATAATGAGATCAAGAACTACACAATAAAAATTCTTGATCATTAATAAGGATTATAGGGTTCGAAATATTCTCTTGAGGACTAAGGAACCTGGATTGAACAAGAGAATATATTGAGAAAACCTATAGGAAGTATAAATAGAAAAAATAAAATAAGGATTGAATAAAGAGATATTAGGATTTTTTAAGAAGGATTGAAAGAAAAGATAGTGGTTCTTAAAAAGTATCTAGTCCTAGCTCTTCCGAGTGTAAACGAGGTAAAGAGCGTTATGGACGATATCTTTTTAAGGTTCACGATAAGTATGAATAATATAGTATTAGGTTTAAATTTTAATCTATCGTGAACCTCCTATAAGAGACGGCTTTTACGCCTTTCCCTAGCGGGAGGCGAAGCCTCTCACTATGTTCGCTCTTATAGAAGAACCACTACTATGCAATTTTTTTTAATAGAATAATATATATAGTGTATGTATGTTTATTTATAAATTTAAATTGCTATTTTGCTCTTCTTATCCTTTCAAACTCTAATTAATGAAGTTAAGGTATCCTTAGTCTTCGATTTTATGTAACTGGATTCTGTATTAAAAAGAATCTATTATTAATTAGATAATAAATTAAAAATTAAATAATATGCAAAAAGAAAAGATTAAAGTACCGTCTGGAATTAGATATATTTCAGAATGGAATGAATTTAATTTTAGTAAATTTCCAAGTAAATGTATAATAAATAAACAATTACCTGGTTGTGGATTTACTGAATACTGTATTAGAAGTAATGAAAATATTATTCTATGTAGTCCTAGAAAGATGTTACTTAAAAATAAAAAGGATCAACATGAATTTGAAGTCTATTTAGTGGTAAATGAGTTAGAGAAAGAAGTCAATATTGATAAAGATCTTTCCAAAGTAGATAAAACAATAATAAAAGACACTATAGAAACTTCAGAGGAGAAAAATAAAAATATTTATAAGAAAATATATCATGAGATAGAAGAATATTGTATATTTAGATCTGTTAATGGTTTACCTTGTAAAATATTAGTAACCTATGATTCATATAGAATTGTTAAAGAAATTCTTGAGAAATTGGAACGTTTTCAATATTTTTATACTATTATAGATGAGTTTCAAAGTATTTTACATGATTCTAGATTTAAATCAGATACTGAATTAAGTTTCCTAGAGTATCTTAAACAATCACCTACTGCATACTTTGTATCAGCTACTCCTATGATGGATGAGTACTTAGAAATGTTAGATGAATTTAAAGATCTCCCTTATTATGAATTAGATTGGGAAACAGAAGATCCATCTAGACTTATAAAACCCGATCTTAATTCATATGTAATGAGGACAGTTGGTGAAAAAGCATCTGAAATTATTCAAAAATATCTAAATAATGATTTCGAAGAGATAGTAGTTCTTAGAAATGGTATACCTACTAGAGTAATATCAGATGAGGCAGTATTTTATGTAAATTCAGTTAATCACATTACATCTATTATAAAGAAAAATAATCTTACTTCTGAACAATGTAATATATTATGTAGTGATACTCCTGATAATCTTAAAAAAATTCAAAAAAGATTAGGGAAGAAGTTTGTTATAGGAAAGGTGCCATTAAAAGGGGTAAAACCTAAGATGTTTACGTTTTGTACCAGAACGGTTTACCTAGGTGCTGATTTCTATTCACTATGTGCTAGATCTTTTATCTTTAGTGATAGTAATATTGATAGTCTTGCAGTTGATATTAGTGAAGATTTACCTCAAATCCTAGGAAGGCAAAGATTATTCGAAAATCCATGGAAAAATTCAGCTAATTTTTATTATCGTTCTATTTGTGATTATAGAAAAGTTAGTCAGGAGGAGTTTGATAAAGAAATTGAAAGAAAAAAACGTGAAACTGAAAGCTTATTAAGATCATACTCAACTTCTTTGGATGAAGATAAATTAACGTTAGCAGAAAGATATCAAACACTTGCAAAAACTCAAAATTATAAAGATGATTATGTAGCTGTGAATGAGTATCAAGGAGGAGTTTTAATACCTGTACTTAATAATTTAGTATTAGTAAATGAGATTAGAGCTTTTCAGATTCAACAATATGATTATGCAGATAGATGTTCTGTATTTAGCACAGTTCATAATAAATTGACTCCTGATGATATATCAAATCAAAAAGTTGTAGAGTTTTTAAGAATATATAAAAATTTAAAAACAATATATGATAAACTTAAAATGCTATGCGAATATGGATTATCTGAAGTGGAGATTGATATTGTTTTGGGACAGTTGAATGATAGCGATGAAGTTAAATCTTATTATACAATTTTAAAACCAGAAAAATTAAAAAATTTATATTATAATAGTACTAATATTAAAAAATATCTTGGAATAGTAACATTTAGTCCTGAACTTTTAGTTAATACTATTCATCAAAATTTTAATCCAGGGGAGAAATATAGTTTATCTAATCTCAAGGTTAAATTAGGAGACTTATATTCTAGTATTTCTTATACTGCAGTACCAAAAGCTAATGATATTCTTAATTATTTTGAAGTAAAAGAGTATATGACTACTGAGGTTGTAGATGGAAAAAAGAAGAGAGTAAGAGGTTATGAATTGTTAAAAAGAAAGGATAATTAATTATGATATATTTGATTAAGAGTGCAGGTTATGATGAGAATGAAAATTTAATTCATCTTCTCAAAATAGGTTATACAGAAGATTCTAGAAAAGATATTAGATTTATGGCTTACAAACTTCATAATCCTACTTGTAAAATTTTATATGAAGTTCCCAATCTTTCAGAGGATATAGAAAAGAGAGTCCAATATAAGTTTAGGGATTTATTATATTCAGAGTATGGTAGAGAGTGGTTTTATTATAATGATGATATAATAAATTTCTTTAGGGATATAGATAAAGTAGACTTGGAATCTCTTCCAAAGAATCCAATTAGAGGCAGTAAAGAGTTTAAAAAGATTAAGAATGAATGTAGGGAGGTATTATCCTATTTCTTCAATACTAGGAATACAGAGGAGTATTTAGAGAATATAATATCTGAGGTAAAAGATCAATTATCTAAAGACTATGTAATAGAGTATCTTAGGAAGGATCCTAATGTGGGGAATGAGAGGGTAGATAAGTATTTTGAGGTATTAAGGTGTAGAGAGACTGGTATATATTGTGAGGATAACGATATAGTAAATCAAGAGGTATCAGAATTTCTTAGAATATATATTAGTTTAAATACAATGAAAGATAAGCTTAAGTTATTATGTGAATATGGATTATCTAGTGATGCAATTGATATAGTTCTTGGACAAATAGCTGATTCTGATGAAATTAAGTCTTATTACACCACTCTAGGTCCAGATAGATTGAGAGCATTAAGTTATAGTAAAACTTTTATTAAAAAAGAATTGAATATAGTAACATTTAGTCAGGATTTACTAGAAAAATCTATGTATTTAGAATTTAAAGAAGGTGATAAGTTATCATTAGTTGATATAAAGACAAAGTTAACAAATATTTATGATTCTATTAGTTATGATAGAAAAGCTAAAGCAACAGATTTAGAGAATTATTTTGAGGTTAAGAAGTGTACGATTAATTTTCCCGATAAGAGGGTTAATGGATTAGAGATTATTAAAAAGAAAGAATAATTAATTAATGAAATATATAAAAATATTCAATTATTTTTCACTTAAAACTCTAATAAATGAATAAAAAATAAATAATTATGGAGAATATAATAAATAGCTTTTTTATTAAGCAGAGCAAGATTACGGAACTTACTTTTGAATTTACAGAGAGATTATGGATTCAGTCAGTTCAATATGAAGTTAGTACGGTAGAGCATATTCCTTACATAGTAACAACAGGAGGACGAAATAAACTTTACAAACTAGAAGAAAATCCGGATGTTACAAAATATGGAGAGGATTTATATCATATTAGAAGTATTATGAAAGATTCTATAACGGCCGAAGATGTAGAGATAAACGTTATGTACCAGATTGATAAAGCAACGAGAAATGTTTTTAAGGTTTCTCACTTATACGTTGCTTTTGAAGATGGTACAAAGAAAATACTCTACAATGAAACGGCCGAAACTTATATGTGTATCTTGAGAACTCTTCAAACTAGATTTCCAGAGTTAGTTTCAGGATTATTTGTTAAGATTGGAAATGATTATAAGTATTTCTTAGATATTGAACTATGAAAGTAATATTATCTAGTCATCTTCCTGGAGTTATTGATATCCTAATTCCGATTGCATTGCCTTTTAGAAATGTAGTAGAATTAGCAGGAGATTTACAGACAACCATGAAATATATAGAAGAGAGGGATTGGTTAGCTCAAGGATATTATCTTAGTTTATCAGATAAGACTTGGAAGTGTTCTGATAGAGATAGAGTACTATTTGTTCAGAATAATAAACTTCCTGATATAGCTTGTAAGAAGATAGGAATTAAACGATTATCAGATCTATTGTATGATAAATTTCTAGATAAACGTGGTCTTGATATTACTACAGTTGATAATCCTATGACTATTGAAAGTCTCTCTAAAAAAGAATATCACATCGGAAAATATAACCTCAAGAATGCAGATATAATGAGAGATTATCGTAGTGATATTTCCAGAGCAGAATTCGAAACTAGATCTATAACTGATAAACTTATTATAACTATAATATTAAAGGTTATAGATAAACATGGAGTAGATAAGTTCTTTGTAGGGTAGAAAAACGATGGGTTTGAAAAGACGTTAAATTCTTATATATGAGAAAATAAATTCTTTAAGATCAAAATTCATACACAAATACAACTATACAAAAACAAAGAAAATAATGAATTTTGATCATTAATTTTTCGCCGTTAAAAATCGAATGGTTTAGAAAACGGTAAAAGCCTTATAAGAGATAAGATAACAAAAATATTAACAAATTATTTTTCTAAAGAACAAGAATTATGGAAAAAGAAGAAACTAAAAAAGAAAAAAAATCTGGTTGGTTTAGTAGAAATAAATACACAATCGGAGGAGTTGCCGTTGGAATGGTACTTGGTGGAATAATAGTTAAATACCACAAACCAATAATATCCACTGGCAAGGGTATAGGAAATGCAGCTATAGGTCTTTTAAAGAGAAAGAAATCAGTTGCAACAACAGTTACCGGTATAGGAGAATCGGATATGATTCCTGAAGTAAAGCCGGAAATAACATCAGCCCCTACAAATGGAGGCAATGGTGGTTACAAGAACGGTGGTTACAGAAGTCTCAACAGCCACCAAAGAGTAAATAATGTTAACTTATAGGAAGGAGAATAAGAAAATGAAAAATTTATTATATTTTGTAGCAGGATTTGGAGCTGGAATAGCAGCAATTAAATTAGAACAGAAATACGGTTACTGTGAAAAATTGATTGGAAATGTCAAAAAGAAGATCACAGGTGACGGTATTGAAGAAGTCAAAGAAATTCCTGCTGAAGAGAAGAACTAAATTTTCCTTCTTTTAAGTTTAGAGTATAGAGGTATTAAGTGCTTCTATACTCTTTTTTCTTTATTTAGGTTATGAAAAACACAATGATGAAAGTAGAAGATGATGAAGAAAAAGAAGTAGAAATAGAACAAAAACATAATTCTTGTTTATTGTTATCTCAGGGGAGGGTTCTGGAGTCCATCCAGTTCCCTTCTTATAAAGAGATATTAAACAAGATAGATGAGTCAGCATCTATAAATAGCATATTAAGCTGACTGCGTTAAATAAAGAATTATAAACTTAAATATTAACAATAAAACTTAAAAGAAAAAATGGACATTAGAAAAAGAGAAAAAATAGCAACGAGAAGTTACTCAGTAGCTAATGTATGTCTCCGTACTATAGGATTAGGTTGTAAAGTTTTAGCTCTTGTATTTGCAATAGGGTGCGGAGCTTCACTTGCAGGAGACTATCAAATAAAGAAGATTAGAAAAATTAATTCAAAAAATAAAAAGATATGATAAATATTGGTTCGTTACTTGGTGTACAGAAAACAAGTACTACATTTTTAAAAGATAATTGCAATGATAGAACAATAACATCTGAATATTTAGATAAAGGTTCTAAACCAATTATAGCAGTTGCAATGTTTTCTTTAGCGGGAATAATGTTATATGGTGTAGGAAAATCATTATTTTCTAAGAACGGATCTATCAGTAAACCTCAAAAAGGGATGGGAAATAATAGACCCCCCAAAAAAGGAGGAATGGTTCGTGGGATTAGCAGTGAACAAAGGGGAATATTATAAAAATAAAAAGAAGAAACAAACTTAAAAGAAAAGAAAAATGAAATATAAAAAACTAATACTAATTGGTTTAGGATTAGCCCTTGGTGGTTATCTGCTAGCCAGAGAAACAAAAAAAGAAATAAAAAAATTAGAAAAACAAAAGAAACAGATCGATGATGCACTAGAAGGTCTTGGAATTTCTTCAGACATATTAAGAGAAAAGTCTAATGAAATTGTCAATTCCTTCGAAAATGATAGTGACGAAGTCGACGAAGAAAATGACGAAAGTGATAACTTAGTACTAGCAATGTATAATGTTATCCAATTCGGCGATAGAAAGAGAAAGATCAATCCGTGGGACCTAGATCTTATTCGCATTCGTAATATAGTAGATGAAGATAGATGGGGTAATAAATCGATAATTAAGCGCGGATTATTGGATTGCGAGAACATCATTCACGTAAGTCAATCTGACACTAGGTTTGGAAAAAGGAAATTAGAATTTATTTTCGAAATTCCAACAACCGCTTATAACAGGAATCTATCTGGTTATCCAAAAATAAATGATTATAAAGATACGCTCAATGAATTAGGAGATACCTTAAATCGAGAATTTATAGGTACGGAGGATGAAAATATTGATCGTTTCTTTATTGGATATTATATACTTTCTTATAAAATAAAGGGAGTAACCTATACGAAGGAAGTAAATGGTGAAACTCGTACTTATGAAAAAGTATTTCAAGCAGCAGTAGAGATTCCGAAAAGAGATTATGAATCTTATAATGTTTTTTGGCCTGATGGAAGACTTAAGTATAATGGTTTTTCAGAGTTTATGCAGGACTTATTCGATTATACAAATGGACGTAAGAGTTTAAGTAAAAAACTTACAGGTCATATTTTCGAGAATATTGCATTTTTCAGTAAGGAATTAAATGATCTTGGGAAAACTCAAGATGATGTATATGATGTGAAAATAGCATCTACATTCTTAGGATATAAACTAAGATTTCCGATGAAGGATGAAATAGATGATGAACCTGGAGTAGATTTATATACAGCTCTTGATATGCTTCATTATGTAACTATTCCTGAAAACTTGACAATCTACAAGAAAAGGAGTAATTTATATGGAACATACTCAACAGAATATAATCACATAATGTTTCAGGCAAGAGATGTAAATCCAATGTATAAAGATCTTGGATTTGACATCATGCTTTATTATACGGTAGATATAGAAGATGAGGATAAGAAGGACTTTGCAAATCGAAAGATAGATATTGAATCCATGGAATATGAACTTGGAGAAGAAAAGTCCCTGGAAGAAAAAGCCGAAGATGAGAAGAAGAAAAATTAAAACAAAAAATTAAACTAGATAGAATTTTACTCTATCTAGTTTTTTATTTTATAGCTAAGAAAATCAATTATCAAAAGAAATTTCATTTATTTTGCTATCACTTTCTTCTTTTAGTCTTTCCCCTGGATCTTTCAATTCCTCTTTCGTATACTGATTATCTATAAAAGAGAATACATCAAGAGGATATTTTCCAACAGATCCGCTATCTTTATACTCTTTAATAGCATTACTTAAAGAATAAAGCGGATCTTTTTTCTTTTTGTTCCTAATATTTTCAAAAAATTTAGATATAATTTTCCTTAGAGTTCTTACTTCTTTATGAAATCTAAAATCTTGTTTCTTCTCTTGGACTATTATTTCTATGATTTTATTAATAATTACTATAACAGAATCTCCTGCAGTTAACTTTTTATTTCTAAGTCTTTTGAATTCTTTCTTAAGAAATGGTTTATAAAGGTATAATATTCTTCCATAAATTTCTATATCTTCAGGTCGAACAGATTGATCTATCCTTTCAATAGTTAACTTAACAGTATGAATATAGGATTTAGTAATACCTATATATCGATGTTCATTTTCTAGAAATTGTGTTAACTCACTAAATAAAAATCCAGTTATATCAAGTAATCCTTCTAAGTACATATCCTCAGGAACTTGGATATTCTCAGCTATTCTTTTTTCAATATCTTTCATATTAGTATAATTTTAGTTTTACATAATTAAGATTTAGGACCTTTTATAATGGCAAAATCCTTATTAATGTAAGTAATGTAAAAAAGTAAAACGATTATGGCATTAACTAGAAATCAGAGAGATAAGATAATTAATGAAGTTAAAAAATTGTATATCAAAGAGTTCGATGAGAGTAAGAACCTACGTAATGAACTAGTAGATTTTATTTTTGATGCGATCTTGGAATGTTTAACTCCAGAAGAAAAAGAATTTACAATGAAGTATCAGGATTATTTAAATAGTGTTCAAGTATTTGATTTTACAGGAGATGGAGTATTAAAAAAAGAATTTCCTGAAGAAAATATAAACTGTTTAAATTGGGGGGATAATCTTTATTATTTTTCTAAAGGAATAAGAATTGAAAAACGAATAGATGGGAATTTGATTTCTGCTCCTAGTCTATTTAAAGGTAATGAGTGGAGTAGTTTTAAACATCAAAGTCCTGAATTATATAAAGAAGCTTTGGAAAAACTTAGAGAATATGTAGTAGTTTCTAAAAGAGCATGTAATAAGTTATTCGAGTTAGAAGAAACTTTGGAAAATAAAAACTTAACTCTAACTGCTTTGAAAACTAATTTTATAGAACTTTATAATATATTAAAATCATGATTCTAGATAAAGACAAAAGTAAATTAATTTCGAGAGATATCTTATTATCAACTTATAAAGAACTTTTAGATAACTCAGGTCTTAAGAAAAAATTAGCAAGATTAGAAAAACTAATTAAAGAATTAGTAGTTGAACTTTATAGAAAGTATGTATTTTCCGACGAGTTCTTACAGTTATTTGATAAATCTAAGAAAATTGCAAAAACTATGAGATCTATTGATGTAAATTTTCAAGTTCTAGGATTATGTGACTCTCCTCAAGGTTACTATCCTAATAAGATATTAACATTAGATTCTGGAACACCTATTGGATTTGTTGTAAGTATAAACAGGTGGGTAAATATAGAAGATGATTATTTAGAGAGTTTGCCTATGTGTGGTGATGATACTTATAAGTTAATGAATGTTATAGATAAGTTTACACCAGAAGAAGTAGATGTTCTTAAAAATGCTTATATAGATCTCTTTAAAGCAACTTATGCAATAAGAAACTTTAAAGGTGGGCAAGATAAATACCTTCCAGAAAATATAAAAACTTATGGACAACTACATGATTATGATCTAGAAATTTTTGAAATAGCTTATAATAAATTCATACAACAAAGGGATGAATTAAAAGTAAAAAATAATGAATCACACTTAGATAGAAATGATATTCCTGGAAGTTTACAACGACTTAAAAGAATACTTGAACTCTAAGAAGAAAATAAAAAGAGAGAAACCTATTAAGGCCTCTCTTTATTTTTTTTTAATCTAGACTATTACTACTAAGTATGACTCTAGTAATCGCTTCATCATCTACATCTCTATCAATTCTTGGATAATGAATTACTTCTACTGCATAAAAGTACATAGTCCCTGAGTTTTTGTCTAATGACATGGATATAATATCTGCATATTCTTCTGCATTCTCCACATCATTTGTCATATTTTCTCTTACATACTCTGCAATGTTTCTGCTGAGTACTACCTTATCCCCTTTTCTTGGGATGTTTTCAAATTCTAGGGTGATGTGGATAAAACATTCTCCACTAATTCCCATAAATGAACAGTCTATTCTTTTCATAATTTCTTGTTTTTCTCAATAATAAGGCTTTGAAGGTAAAACTCTTATAGATGTAATAAAAATTAAAGAATATGAATGAAAACTATGTATTAGTAAGATGGCCAGAATCACAAGAATTTATGGAATGTGATTGGTTTAGAGATGAAGCAATTTTAGCTTTGGGACATGAAGATCAGACTGGAAGTAGTGCATATTTTATTCCAGAATCTAGAATCTTAACTAAAGAGTATGTTCAACAAAGAGTAGCAGAACTTTGTAGAGATTATGAAGTTACACCAGAAGAAGAGGATTATTCTAGTAAACAATGGTGTGATGAGGCTTTCCCATATGAAGGTGGAATGTCTTTAAAAGAATTAATTGTAGAAATTGCTCTATTAGTAAGAAAAAGATCAACTCTTCAAGACGATAAAAAATACGACGGAGAGATGTAAAAAAAATTGAGAGGAACCTATTTGAATGGTATCCTCTCTTTATTTTTATCCTACTTTTCCAGTTCTAAATGCTCTGGACTTTAAAATTTTACAACCTTTCTCTCCATGATAAACAATTAAATCGAATTTATCAAGATCCGGTCCAGTAAAATTTGTATGACTCAGGTTCATCATAGACAAAGTTACTTCACCTGTCTTACAATGTAGGTCATCATCTCCTAAAATTAATGTGTTAAGTACAAATTTATTCATTTCCTGATTCTGATATTAGTAAATCTAGATTTTCTCTAATTGTTTTCTCTGGATGTGAACCTACTAATCGATTCTGAAGTACTCCATCTTTAAAGAATAGTAGTGTTGGAATGTTTCTTATACAAAATTCTGATGTAAGTTCTGCACATTCATCAACATCACATCCATAAATATTAACTTTTCCTTCATATTCGGTTGCTAATTTTTCAACAATTGGTTTAATTACTTGGCAACCACCACACCATTCAGCAGAATAGTCTACCATTACAAGTCCTTCATTAATCAGGTTTCTTTCACTGTCTTTTAATTCTTTCATAATTCTAATTTATATAATAAATCTAATTGTATTCTAGTCAATACAAATACTTTTGTTTCATTTTCTACCTCTCTACATATTAAGTCTTTTTTTGAACCTAACCTAATAAGAGGAGATGTACCTGTAGAGTCTATAATCTCTACTCCACCTGTACTAGTATCATGAGTTTCTAAAGTTACATTTCCAAGACCATCTATAAACGTAACTTTGCTCTTATCTGAAATCCAATCAGGTACAGATCCAACTCCATACTCCCAAACTTCTATGTATTCTGGATAAGCTGAGTTTCTTCCTGATTGTTTATATCTTTTAGTCATAATTTTCCAATATCTAAATCCTCTATATTATAATCTAAACAATCTATTCCATTTTTCTTAACTAATCCAGCAAAAAGATATCTAGGATCCGGATCAGTAAAAGTATCAATAAATTCTTTATCTACTTTTTCCAAGAATATTCCGATTGTTGTGTTTCTGAAATAAAGTACTGAAGAGTTAGATCCCCAAGTACAATATCTACAATCTATATAATCGGCAGGATCAGGAACATCTACTCTAGTCCATGGAAAAATAACAGACTTCAGAATATGTCTATGATAAAAATATAAACATTCATCAAAAATACATTTCCATTTCTTCTTTCTTTTTTCTTCAGACGGTGTATAGTAGAAGTTATATAGTTCTGTTGATGATAATCTACGAATCTTAAACACTGGCTTAATAATTCTAGACTGATTTATTTTTTCTAGGTTTTCAAAAAGTTTAGGTGTAGATTCTTGTAAATCCTGACATCTAGATATTGTTATTCCGATGTGCTTCCCAAATATTTCTTTATCATATTGTAGAGCCTTAAAAATAGTTCTCGGTAAATTTCCAGAACTATCTATAAAAGCACAAGCCTGATAAAGAGTTGTTATCTTTTCTTTACTAATCTTAGAATTGTCGAAATGGGAATCAGAGAATATGAATACTATATCACTAATCTCAGAAAGTTTACATAATCCAGTATGTATATTATCTGGAAGAGGATAGTAATCATAATCCATTAATATAATTGATATCATAAGATGACGTGGCTGATTAACTACGTACATCTCTTCTTTTGTTGGTTTCTTAATCATAAAATACTTGTCTAACTTTTTCCCAATCTACATAAGGTCTATCACTAAAATCTGGATTATATATAAGAGGACATCCAAGAGCAGCATCATCTATATAAAGATCTGCATGTACTTTTGGAGAACTAGTCCATCTTCTTTGTCCAGGATCTTGATTAACTCCATACAAAGGGATATCATTCTCTTTAAACCATTCAACTGCATCTTCAAGTTCTTTCCCTGATCTCATAGTATTAAGGATTAACTTATGACCTTTTTCTACTAGCTCTTTAAGAACAGGTACTGCACCAATATCCTTTCCGATTTTAGGATATTCATGAGTAACACAGGTTCCGTCAAAATCAATTCCAATTTTCATAACTTTTCTATTGTTTGTTCTTCAGTATTTAATATAAAACATTCTCTACAATCCAGACATGCAAATGTTTCTTTTATTCCTGGTGATGGTCCAAAAAATTCTTTAGCCAATTGAGTATGACCAAAAATCTGAAATACTCCTGAGAATGTATTATCAAATTCTCTTACATCCGACCATACACAAGATCCATATTTTCCATACCCTCCTCTAATACCAGAAACACACCATAAATAATCATATGCTAAAGATTGATTACCTAAGAGTTCATCTAAATTTTCACACTTACATAACTCTTTCATCCAATCTTCTACAACACCTGCATGAGAAAATAAATATCTATCTTCTTTATATAATAATTGAAATAGTTCTTTATTTTCTTCAAATATTTTTTTAATCTCAGGAGCATTTCTATCATCGTATCTACTACAAGGAAATATATTTTCTGATAAATCCATATAGTTAAGATCGTGATTCCCTATTAAAAGAATAACCTTTTCTGGGAATTTCTTCTTAAGATCTATTATTTCTTTCAATTCCTCTATAGCTTCTCTCGAAGAAATTCTTTCAAATGGATATGGGTCTAAATAATCTCCTAAGAATACAATTCGATCTACTTCATTAATCTTTTCTTTTGCTAACTTCCAGAATGTCCTACCATGAACATCTGGAACAATTATTATTTTACTCATCTCAATTAATTATTTTATTATTCAATAATAAGGAAAGAAGGTCTGTAAAAGAGTAAAATAAAGACCCTAAGGATTTTCTCCCTAAGGTCTTTTTATTATCTATTAGAGACATTTAGAATATCCACAATCAAGACATTTTATACAACCACCATCTCTAATTAGTTTTCCACCACAATCAGGGCATACTTCACCCTTTACTTCTTTTGTTTCAATATATTTACTTAAAACTCTACACATTGCAGAAGAAAAACTCGAAATATTATCATTTACTTTTTTAGCTGTTTTTATAATATATTCAATATCTACTCCATGACGAAGCAACATTGATGTATATAGTGTAGCAGCTTTCTCTTCAATATCTGTGGTTAAAACTTTGAGATCTGGAATTGTAACCTTATCAGATTCAAAAGAATATTTCATTTTTTTAATCTTAGTTATCTTTCCTTTGTGATTTGGAAAATTAACAGCCATTTCAGTAGGTCTAAATACAAAGATTTCGTAAGGTCTTGTTTCAATTAGACCAACTACAATAATAAACTGTTCACCCTTAACTTTAACTTGGTAATAGTCAGCTTCTAATTCTTTTGGGCGTTTAGGAGCTTTTCTAGTTTCAATAGTAGTAGGCCTTTCTTCTTTCTTACTCAAACCTGTTAATACACCTTCTCTACATCCATCTCTATAGATGGTTATTCCTTTCAATCCCTCTTTCCAAGATTCGATGTAGATATTTGCGATTTCTTCTTCTGTAGTTTTATTATCTAAATTTACAGTACTAGAAATACTATGTGTAATATACTTCTGAACTATTCCCTGAAGTTTGACTCTTTGATGCCAATCAATCTCAGGTGCTGTGGAACCATAATACGGACTTTCTTTAAATGCTTCTTCCCATTCTTTAATTGTCCATTCATCATTTAATTCTTTTTCTGTTTTTCCATACTTCATAGAAGCCCATTCCATAAGTCCTGGATGAACAACTACAAATAATGTATATTTTTCTCCCTTAATATCGGTATAATCTACTCTATCTCCAGGAGACATACATTTTCTTTTTCTTTGGTAATATGGCATAAAAATTGGTTCAATACCAGAAGAGCATCTAGCCATTAAACTAACTGTTCCTGTAGGAGCAACTGTTGAAAATGATAAATTACGTCTTCCATATTTACTCATCCTATTTGCTCTCTCTGGATAATTAATACGAATAAATTCATACCAATCATTATTGCCTTCTTTTGCAGTGTCATTTTCTCTTAAATGCCAATCTCTATAACCATCATAAATAGGGAATGTTCCTCTCTCAATTGCCATATCTATATCTGAATCAAGTTCCCCTAAGAAAATAATTTTCATAATTTGATCTACCATTTTTAAACCTTCATCAGAATCATATTTTAACCCTAACATAGCAATAGCATCAGCAAGAGAAGTGAATCCCAAACCTGCACGACGTCCTTGAATTGCAGTATTATTTATCTTATTCCACAATTCATATTCTAATTTATTTTCTTCATCTTTAACTACATCAATTATTTTAGAAACTGCTTCAATTTCTAGCTCAACTAAATCATCCGCTAGTCTCATTGCTTCATATGCAGTTTCATAAAGTAATTCTTCGTTTAGATGTGCTTTTTCTGTAAATGGTTCCTCAATAAAACTTTTCAAATTCAAATGAATAAGACGACAGCTATCATAAGGTCCCATAGGAATTTCACCGCAAGGATTAGTCGACACCATTTTAAAATTTGGATAAACTCCATCTGGTGAATAATTATGCATAGTACTTTCGAACATAATGCCCAAATATGTTTTCTTATATTATTTATATAAGTTCAGACTATATCTTCATTATTAAATTAATGTCATAATACATAGTCGTTGAAAATTATTTATAAGTTATAATCTTATACCCTTTATATTTTCCGGTTTTTATAATCCCTTCATTATTTCGAATATAACTAAATATACTAGACTTTTTTAATCCAATATAATTAATAAAATCCTGAAATCCTTTAGATCTATATACCATATTCCCTGATACATCTATCAATTCATATGTGTGACATTGTTTTTTAGGATCGAATAATCCAATATTAATAGCATGGATATTATTTTCCTTTCCAGTCACCCATTCAAGATTTTTAACATTATTATTTGATTTATTTCCATCTATATGATTAACGAAAGGTTTATTATCTGGATTCTGAATAAATGCCTCTGCTACTAACCTATGAACTCTTTTAGTAATCTTTATATTATTTACTTGAAGAGAAACATAAACATATCCATTCTTTTTATAATTCAGTTTTAAGTATTTCTTTCTTATTTTCGAATATACTTTTCCGTCATCACTGACACTATAATAATTTTCAAAACCTTTAATATCTCTTAACATATATTTTATAACTTATTATAATTCTGCTAGTTTTATACTAAATAGTTCTAGCAATTGCTTACGATTTTAAATATAATTTATATCTAAACTATATTAACCCCGTCGAGGTTCTGCCGTGTTCCAAGCACAGTGCATAAGGAGTTTCCAGAGTTTCATTGCATTTACTTTTTTTACATAAACTCTGGGATAATTTGGATCTTTTATTTCTACTAATTCTCCAATATTATAATCATCAAGATTAAGATCTTTTGTATCATAAGTTATTGGAAAGCGGAGTAAGTAATCTTTTTCACTCTCCATAGCTTTCATAAATTCATCAGTTACTTTTACACTAATATTAGCCCCTGTAACTTTTGTAAGATCTTGTTTCTTTGTAATAAATTCTTCAATATCTGGATGATTGATATTCATTGATAGCATAAGTGCTCCTCTACGACCATTTTGTGCTACTTCATTTGTAACATCTGAACATACATCCATAAAACTTGCTGCACCTGTTGAACTCCTAGCAGCATTTTTAACACTAGCTCCTTTAGGTCTAAGCTCTGATAAGTCATATCCTACTCCGCCACGTCTTTTCATAAGTTGCGCTTGTTCAGCTCTAGTACTCATGATATCTGCATAGGAATCACTTGGTGAACCTATAACAAAACAATTACTAAGACTAACTAATCCATCCGTTCCAGCACCAGACATTACAGAGCCTCCAGGAATTATATATTTATAATTTCGAAATAATTCCATGATTTTATCTTCTGTCAATGGCTCTCTAGAATACCCATACGTAGATAATTTTAAACTTGAATCAGAGTCTTTTTTCCAATCAAATTTCTCTTCTATCCTGGCAAATTCACGAGCTAGTCGTTTATGAGTATCTTCTGGTGTTTCTTCTCCTATTGCTGCATATTTGTTTTTCCATGTTGACGCAGCTAATTCATCTCCATTGAAGTAATTTAATACTTTATTTTCCATTTGTTATATTGTTTTTTGTTATTATTAAAATTTATTAGGATCAAATTCAAATCCCAAGTCATTTACATATTTTTCTGCATCTTTAATATTAATAACTTCATCAATTTTATTATACTTTTGTGTAAATTCAACATATGCATCTTGATGTTCCATATATTCTTGAACCCCTCCTGGAAATTCTTTTGCTCGGGTAGGTTCTCTAAGAATAACATCTCTAACAAAATCAAAATCTTTCTGAACTAATAATATTCTCCTTGGTGTATAGTACGAATTTTGCTCACATAAGATATCTTCTTCATGAACTACATCCTTAATCCATTTCGAATTTTCACCGATTTCTCTATTATTCTTGTAGTAATAATAAAGCATATCGGATACTCCCCTTTCTACTAAGAGGTTATTCACTCCAGGAGGCCAGTTATTTTTTATAGCATTCCTCAAGTTACAAAGATGAAGAATAGCATAATTTCGATCATCTTGCTGTGTTCCTAAGATATTTTCCCAACGTTTCCAAGGTTTAATATCAGACCACATAACATTATACAGTCCAGGGCATCTTGTTAATATTGATTCTATGGTTGTTGCTTTAAATGTACCAGAACATCCATAATACATAGTTATAAATCTAAACATAACGTAAATTTTCTTAAAAAATCTTTCTTTTCTCTTACAAATATTTTTCTTTCACTCTCAGGAACTTCTACATAACCTTCAGGAGTACAGTGTTTATACTCTTGATAGATAATACAGTTTTCCCATTCTCTTGTTTCTGGATTTTTCATTATCGCATTTTCTTGAAGTACTATATAATGATTCTTAGTACCTTCATATTCTACTATTTTTTCCATATTTACTATTTGTTTTAGAAATAAATTGGGAACCCACACAACACGAATCCCCTTTGCATAAATAAGGAAGTCACGGGTCGAGAGATCACTTTTTATCGATTTGGAGGAAAGATAAAAAAGAGACTGGATTTTCTCCAATCTCTTAATGTATAGTATATATTAACTTTCATATTTAAGAATATAATAACCTCTTATAGATTTCGCGCCGTACAATTTAGCTCCCGATCTGGATAGCTTTTGTGTTACGTGAAAATATGTGCTACCTCCTCCCGAACTAACTCTTACTTTCTTAGGTTGATTCGGCGCGGGAGTCACAAGGTCTTTTTTCTGATACCCTGGCGCTACTACATTCCAAGGTCCATTCTTAAATACATTATAGTAACCTTTATTATGATTTTCATTTTTGAATTCATAGACACCTGGAACTGGTACATTTAGTTCAGTTCTCTTGCCTTTCATCATATTCCCAACAAATTTACTGTCTGGGAGTGAATTATAAGCTTTATCTCTTCTTCGGTATATTGCATATCCTGCTGCAACACCAAGAGATAATACTGTTATGATTTTTAATCCAAAAATCAATCTATCTTTTGTTTTCTTTTTCATTCATTTATTATTTATTATCATTTATAAGGCTTTCAGGGTTCTCTTTTTCCTTCTCTTCGAGATATTCTATAACTCTCCAAAGAACATAATAAGTCAATACCGCTAAAGAAAATACTATTAAGATAGCAAGAGTAATCTTTATATTTTTTATTTCACTATTTAATGAAAAGAAAGCAACTAAATCAACTGGAATTAAATAAAATAATATTGTTGCTTTTATTTCTTCTCTTACGATTTCTCTAATTTTCTTTTTCATAATTTTCTATTTAAATTTTAGTTTTACATAAATAAGGTTGTCAATCCCTTATATTTGCAATGAAAATTTAATTTTATATATTATGGTAAATAGCGAAAATTTTATTATTCCAAAGAAAATTAACGTCGGATATCAAGAGAGATCTGACTGTTATACTAAAAAACTTGGATTCATTACTTACACAGACTCTTCGACAGGGATTTTGAAAAAAGAAAAATCTTGGAATTCTTGGAGAGATCATAAAATCAAAGATGATGAATTTGAGAATGTTCCGATGGAAGGTTTTATAGTGAATCGTTCTGTTGGTGGTGGAAAAGTAGGTTGGAATTATAGACAAGCTTATTGTAGAATTTGGGATCCAAGGGGGTTTGAGATTGAAATAGGAATTGATAATTTCTTATGGATATTAGATTATTGTGATAGCTTGGCTGGAAAGAAAATAATCGGAAAATGTGTTTATTCTTGGATAGGGACAGAATTAGTTCTCCTTCCGATTAATACAGAAGAATATAGAATTTCTTCTGAGATAATGAAGAAACGAGAAGTAATAACAAAAGATCTTAAACCCGCCGAACTTAAACCTGGATCTTTATACAAACTTAAAAAACTACCTTGGAAATATTCAGGAATTTCTAAAAACTATGAAGAAAGGAAAGCAATATTTATTGGAGAAGCTAAGTTTGGAAAAGAACTAGGGAAGAAATATGAAACTAAACTTTTATTTTATGATCCAGGGAGTATAGAAAAAGAGGATTTTGTATTCACTGAAAGTATTAAAAGTGTAGAATTCGAAGTTTGTCCTAGGGTATTATCAGATGGAGAGATTAAAGAAATAATGGATCGTTTTGAAATGACAGCTTATTCTTGGAAATTCTGGAATAGCCCTATAGGATTTATTGAAGAATTTTATCGTCAAGATTCAGCCTTAGAGAGTCGATTAAAGAATGATCATGAAGCTGCTGAGAAGAAATGTCATGTTTATATAGATGATCTTGGAAAAACTATTAATTTCTATAAATCATATATTCAATACTACAATGATAATTCAGGATATACCTATAGTAGTTATATCAGGACAAAGAATATTTCAGACAAATATTTATCTTATAAGTTTGATTTTTCTGGTGGTAATATAAAAGTTTCTGAAAAAATTTTAGACTTGGGAAAAATCTTTAATGAATATTGGAATTATTATGGATTTAGAACAGTTCCATTGAATAAAACAGTATATCCAGAAGCTACAGAAGAAGATTGGATTAATTTAGGTGAGAATTTAAAAAATTCGGAAGAAATTCCTAAGACTTATATATTTTATAAGACAATATCTGGATATTATTCAGAATCCCTTCAAAAAGTTCTTTCTCAAGAAGCAATAACCTCTGGAAAGTCCTTAGTTAGATCAGATCTTATTATTTATCTTCCTATTAAAAAATGAAAAAACCAAAACTATATTGTTACAGTCATACAGAATTTGATATGATGTGCAGTTCTTGTGGGTGGAATGATGATAATCTTCCGGGTAATAGTTGTTTTATATCTATCATTGGGACTCCTGAATGTCAAAAATATTATTTAGAAGAGGATGAATTACATTGGTTTAAGAAAGATAATCCCTCGGTTGTATTAAATCTAGAGTTTGATGATATACCTTCTCAAGAAATAGAATGGAAAGGTCATAAATTTTTAGGAATAACTCAAGAACAGGCAGCCGAAGTAGTAGATTTTATAGAGTCGAATCTAGGAAAAGACATATATGTTCATTGTAAAGCTGGAAAATCAAGATCTCAGGGAGTAGTTAGATTTATTCTTGATATGTACCCTGAGATTTATGATGAATCTTGTACTCGGCCGGAAAATAAATGTGTCTCCCCTAATATATATGTAGTTGGAGAACTTAAACGGGCTTATTATAAAAAACATGAATTATATGAAACAGATAATTAAAAACGTTAGAGATTGTTATAACCATATCCCCTATACTTGGAAACATTGGATTGCATTTATGAAAACAGAGAAAAAACTTCTTGGATATCATTCACACTGGTTTCATGATTGGGATAAATTGATACTATTTATATTCTTTCCATTCCTAGGCGAAAGAATTATAAATCAATTTCATCAGAGGATAAATAAACACCATCCTACATATACTACCGGAAAGGATTGGATAAAACAATTAAAATCTCCAAGAGAAATAGATTGGGTAGAAGCTGTAATTGATTGGGAATGTGCAAGAATAACAAAACCTGACAAACCACTCAATGCTAGACAAACTCTCGAGAAATATTATCCACAGTATAAAGAATTCGTTGAACCAATCTTAAAAGAACTTGATTTATGATAGCGTTTTATATTGGAATTATAGTATTAATAATATTATACTATATAATAAAACCTGATATTGATGCAAAAGGTTTTATAATAGGAACTTCTCAGTATACCCCAGAGAGAATAATAAAAATAGAAAAAATATTTCTCTCTGATCCAGGTACTAGAAAAACAGAGAGAAATTGGGATAGAAGTATTATTTTAGTAAAACCGATAGATGATAGTAAAGAAGGTAAATGGAAGAAAGATGATATTCTAATCTTCAGAAAATATATCGGACAGTCGATAAAAAAGAAATACATTATCCTACAAAATCGAAGAAAAGAAAAGAGAATAGCTTATTGTACAGCGGAATCCCCTGGTTTTCCTCCGATTTTTGATGGCTCAGAGACTTTAATAGAATACGAAATTATTGGAGTTTTAGAGTCATTCTATACACCCCAAAAGCCTTATAATTGAAGAAAAATATAGTTTTTTATAAACGGTGTTAATTTTTATGAAAACCTACTTGTTCGTGATGAATGGGTAGGTTTATTTTTCTTCTAAAAAAAGAATAATAAAAAAGGAGCGTAAAAGCTCCTTTAATTTTTTTTTAAAACTTATTTAATATTTTTTCATACCAATTCTTATCTTCTTCAAGTTTAGATGATACATACTTATCAGTTAGTTTATTTCCGTACTTAATAACAAAATCTCTAAACTCATCAGAATTCATAGATCCATTTTCTCCAAGATATAATGCAACTACTTTTAGTAATTTTCTCTCCTCTTTAAGAATATTCACTACATCTTGTCTAAGCTCTGAAAATCTAAGAGCTACCATATCTCTTAGGTATCCACTGCTAGCTTTATAAGGATGTTTGACAAATAAACCTTCATTATCTAAAAATCCAGAAGGTATACCACTCGAATTTTCTTCTGTTAGATGATTTGTATATGAGTAAGGTTCAAAATACCCACATCTGTAAGCCATCTCAGAGAAAAAATCCCATGCGTTTTCAATATCACTTCCAGAACCCATTAAACACTTTTCTGGATATTTTCCATAAACTAACTTCTCAGCTTCATAACCAGCAAGACATATTCTAACATCTGAATCAACATCTTCTCGACTATCAATTTCTCCTTCTTTTTTTGGATCATAAGTATTACAAAATCCTCCATCTCCTGTAGAAACAGAAACTATATTAACAGGATAAATTCCAGTTTCATACAAAGCTACTATTGCATGTCCAGCTTCATGTACAGAATTTATAAATCTTGTTAATCTTCTCTCTGGATTCCTTAATTCTCCAAGTTGTAATGGAATTTCTATATTTACTGTTTTTCTTGATTCGCCAAAAATAATACTTAGTGACGTTTTATCTATTTTTAATTTCTTTTCTGTTAGATCTGTTTCCTTAGTAAGAGTTATCGTCACTTCTTTATCTTCGGCGATACGATTAATTAAAATATCACTTAGAAGAGGAGTTAATAGAGTTCCGATAGTAGTATAAACCGGTCTTACACCTTGTACTGGAAATACTCCCTCTGAGTACATAAGATCAATTATATTTTCAGTATAATTAATTTTTATTCCTTCAGTTTCTAAAAATTTATCTGCTATCCTAAATAATTCTTTCTTAATAATCTTAATAAAATGTTCTTTCTTTAGTGTCGGATATTTTATTAAATTATTTCCAAGTCTAGCTATTTGTTCTGCTCTGAATCTTTGTTTGAGAGCTTCTTTAATATCTGAAATTGATACTTTACTTGTTTTATCATAGAAAGTATTAGCATCCATATCAGGATCTAAATCAGATTCTACTTTAAAAGCCTCATCTAAATTTCCAAGAATAAATACTAATGATCTTGAACAATCTAATTCTTTCGGTTTAGATATAATTATAGAAACTTTTTCAAGAATATGACTAAATTCAGATATATTTTTAGAGTTATTTAAATCAGTGATTATTTCATACCCGTATCTAGGTTTATAAGCATTGAGTTTTTTTACAATTGTTCTCATATCTCTATCTTCCAAAAGTCTAAGAGGTCTAAATATATCTTCTTCCTCATCTTCATCATCATTAGTCTTTATGAAGGGTTTTGATACTTTTACTTTAGCAGAATCATCACCATTTAGAAGCTCTGTTACATTTCTTCCATAATAGAATAATCCAAGATTTTCTAAAACTGTCTTAACTTCTTCTCTAGAGGTTACTTTTCCAGAATCTAATTTTATTTCTGGATGTTCTTTAGAAAATTGTTTAAAATCTTCTACAAAATTTCCGAAATGTGTTATATCATATCTATACTCTGAAACACTAACTTTTCCATTATCTATAATATTCCAAATTGGTCGAAGAGGAGATTTAAGAAGTTCACAACCATTTTCATCTATGGTTCTTGCATATTGAAACTCATCAAATACAAAAACTGCATCTCCAAGTTTATTTTCCCCTGATGAATTAAGAGAATCAAAATCGTCTTCAATATCAAATACTTCTTCTATTTTATCTGCAATACTTCCTGAAGATGATTCATTTGCTTCAAGACCACAATCAAAGAAAGCTGTTTTCCCAGTAAGACCAAGAAGTTGAACTAATCTCCGAACTACGCTTGTTTTTCCAGTTCCAGTTAATCCCCATAATGAAATAACAACTGGTCTCTCTATTATTTCTGGAGTTATATACCAAGGAATTATAGATTTTTTTATATTATCTATAATATCATCTAATCCTACAAATTCTGATTTCAATATTGCTACAGCTTCATCTAATTTTTCTTGACGAAGCTCTTTTGTTTTTGGAATTGTCAGGTTTTCTAAATTTTTCTTCATATTATAAGTTTTATATAATCTACATGTATAAGGATTAGAGGTTGAAAGAGGAGAAAAATAAAGAAAGGGATTATATTTCCCTTTCTATTGTTGCTTATTAGTATTCAGGTATTACTTTCACTCCTTTTCTATTACTAATTCTTGGAGTGGTAATATTATAGAACATTGTGCTTCTGTTCATCTTTTTGTAATACCTGCCCCAGTATCCATATTCTCTTATTAATATTTCCATTTCTCTTCTATTCTTTGGAGCTTTAGATAACCAATTATAATTTACTATATTAGTTATCAATCTCCAAGCAAAGGATTGGAAAAATTCATCTGGCTTTTTAATATCTGGGTCTTTTAAACAATCATCCAGAATATCTACAATAATTTCCTTAATAGGCTCAACATCATTCACGATTTTTGTTCTACTTGAATCCAAAGATAACTGGGATCTTTTTTCTTCTCCTTTCCTTTCATTTTCCTTACCAGTTTTCTCACTAGATTTCAAGGACTCACTTGGACAGATTCCTATTATCCACCCAAGGACTTCTGTTAAACTCTTGAGTCTCATAGTTCAAATCCTTTTTAAGTAGTTAAACAATTTATATATAGAATATAGATATACTATAATAATTGCTGATAATCTTGATAAAATTTCTATATTATTAAATTCAGGTACATATTTTATAAATAATGCCAATCCAATAAAACTTCCTAAGATTGGTGATATATACTTACAAAATAATAATCCTGTATTGAATAATTTAACTACCCAAAGAAAATTTTCATTCTTTATTCCCCATAGTTTTCCTAGATTAAACATCACATCTTGACCATACTTATAAGTCCAGAGCATTTTTTCTATTCCTAATAAAAATGCTCCAATAAAACAAGATACCATGTATATTCCTAGGTGTGTCATATTTCCTGGGGAGGTAACTTTGAACACGTAAATTAAGTAGATACATAAAAAGTAATAAGCAATACTTCTTATACTAAATGTTAATTCAAATTTTTCATTTAATTTATTCTTCTTTGTCATAATTCTTTTGTTATTGTCTTAAGGTTTTTCTGACACTATAGATAATAAATCATAGTGGCACCCTACTCCGAGAGAAAGCATAACATATAGGAACGCTCATCTCTCATTGCTACATTTAGTTTCACAACTTTAGTGCTAGTTGTCTTCTACACCGCGAAGAGGTAGTAGTTTCGTAGAAGAAAAATACTAGGGATATATAAAATCAAACTCTAAATTATATATTATATTTAGTTAATAAATTTTTGCTATTCTATCATAAATACATATATGCGCACTAACGTATTTAATTAAAAATTTATTAAAGTCTATTTGATTTTATATTCCCTAGTGAACTTTACCTGTTTACCTCGAGAAGATTATACTTCTCGATCTTGATACTCTGGAAATTGTTACAGTGATCAATTAATTTATACTCATAATTATAATTAGAAGTAACTAATAACATAAGCCAGTTATATCCAAATAAAATTCAATTATTTATTATTATATTAATAAGTAGTCTCCGATCAGTACCATATTTTCATCTGATCTTTACTACATATATAAGAATTTGAAGGTTTCTGAGATATCTTATTTTTTATTCATCTAATCTTTCTTGCTTAGACTTCTTAGATATCTCTTCCTCATCCAAATCTCCATAAACTTCAGGAAGCCATCTTTTAAGAATACCAGGAATTAAGTCATTTCTTACAATATCTTCAAGACCAAACTCAACAATCCCTATTTCATCCATATCTGATAACTTTTCTATAGCATATTGTAAGCCTTTTTGATTTTTTCCTGATTTTAAAGAAATAGAATCGAGTTGTAGCTCATCAGAATTAAAGATATAACGAGAGTTAGTACCTATTCTAGTTAATATTTTAAGAAAAGTATCCCTCCCGAAGTTTTGAGCTTCCGACACAATTACAATTGCATTATCAATATTATTTCCACGTAAGAATTGACTACTTTTCACTTCTATTTTACCAGCATCTACTAATTTTTGAACAACTTCCTTTCCATTTTTTCCAGAAGCATTAAATATTTTTTCCATTGTATAGAAATCTGCTTCTTTGTACGGCTCAAGTTTTTGTTGAAGATCGCCTTTTAAATATCCAATATTTTCATCAGGATTTGTAGCTACTGGATATATGAATATTATTTTTTCATATCCATTATCAGCACTATTCTTAAGTAGATCGAGGGCAGCATAAACTGAAACATATGATTTCCCAGACAGTGTTATTACTAATTATTATAGTAAACTAGAATATAATTTCAAGATATTTTATTATCTTGGTAAGTCTTTATTCGTTACATCAAAGATTACTTAGATAAATCTAAGATCCTTGACTCGGTATTGGGATTATCCTTTCACCGAATTTACTTACTAATAATCTAAAGAATTACTCCTCTAGACGGCCCTATATTGACCTGCTGGCCCTTTAACTATTGTAATTTCGTGATCATAAATAGATTTAAGAAATTCTTTTTGATGCTTAGTTTTGCATTTAAAATTAATTTTAAAATTCAAGATACTATCTCTTTCTTTTCGAATTAGATCAAGTTCTTCATCTACACTTGATTTAGTAACAGCTTTCTTTTTAGCCATAGAGTTTAATTATTTTTTATTAATACCAACACTAGATATCTCGGATACAACCTGACAACTAGAATATTTAAAGTCTTCTAGGTTATAGGAATCTGTATATGACATTGCTGATCTAAGGTAGGAATCCATGTTTTTTGCCCACCCTGCTAATGTATATTCAATTTCTAAGACCACGCTTTTTCCTTCTGAAGTTTTTAATTTTTCTCTGTCTACAGTTTCTATTGATTTTCCTAAGATTTCTGCTTGTGCTCGTTTAGTTGACATTCCATAATACTCTCGATAAAACTTTTCTCCTCTGGTTATATCTACACTTTCTGGAAGAGATTCGTAATATTCGCCGTAATATTCTCTTAGCACTGGACCGGCCGCCTCTAATGCCTTTCCAAACGTACTTCCCATCATAACATAATCTGCTCCAAGTGCTAAACATTTAATCACGGCCGAAAAAGTGCTAATTCCTCCATCGGCGATAATTTTAGTATTTCCTGAACATTCTCTCTTAACCTGAAAAGTATCATTAATTAAAGAACCCATAGGATAATGAATACCAGTCTGAGTAGAAGTAATACAACCAGCTCCACCACCTATACCTACTCTAAGATAATCAAATCCAGCTTTATCATATAACTTATAGGTCTCGGGATTAGCTATATTTCCACCCATGATTTTTATTGAGAATCCATATAATTCCTTAAGAGCCCGACCAAGTTCTATCTGACTTTTCATATGTCCATTAGCTATATCAATTAAAACATATAATTCAGATCCTGTACTTTGTTGGTGTTGTTCTATAAAATTTTCTTCAATCTCTTTCATAGAAAAAGCACAAAAAACTTCAGAACATAATTTAAGTCTTTCAGAGAGAGGTATATTTCTAGGGATAATACATGAAATTAGATTATCATGGAAAGTCTTATAATTTTCAGGACTAACCACAGATGCCATAGGTGCTGCAATAACTGGAAGGAATTCACTATCTTTCTTACCATCTATTCTAGGAACCCATGGAATACATTGAGATCTACTATTTATTTTTGTTACTACTTCTGGAATGATTGTTATCTCTTCAAGTGAATACAAAATAGTTGGTTTATTTTCTAACATAATTTTTATATAATTTGGTTTCACATATAAAGCAATTAAGGTATGAGGAGAGCAAAAAGTAAATAACCTTAAGGAAATTTCTCTTCCCTAAGGTTTATCTTATATTACTTCTTTATCTCAATGTCCCAAGAAATAAATAAATATGTACTATTCTTAAATTCTGGAACTCTTTCTTTGTCAAGATAAAAAGTTTTAAATCCTTTTTCTGTATAGTGAGTTTTTATTAAGTCGTAAAGATCTCTCTGATCATCTGGAACAATCAATGCTAGTAATCTTTCTTTATGACTGAATTGAAGTTTACTTGTTATTTGTCCTTCAATCTCCTCGATCTTTTTCTTAGCAATCTCTTCTAAGCTTGAATATCCTTGAAGATTAAATCTACTAATAATATTAGCCTGATCTGCTGTTAATTCTTTCTTTTTTCCGATTGTCATAATTTTTTCTTTAAGTCTTAATAAACTTTTAATCATCCTCACACTATCTTCATCTTGTTTTTCTAGTACTTTACTTACCGTTATTTCTTTCATAACTTTTAAGTTTTATTTGTTTTTACACCTATAAGGAATTCAATGGTTCTTAAGATTCTTATATATGATAATAAAATAAATGATTATGCAAAAATTTATAATTAGTAAAGAAGGAGAATTAATTTTAGGTAATGTAGAATTTCACTTTGAATTACTTGGAAAAAATTATTCTATTGGATGTTGGGGAGGAGGTTTTTGGAGAGTTGATAAAGAATCTAAAACTTTAATCCTTGCCGGAAAATCAACAGACTTCGGACCTCCTAAGTGGGAATACTTCAAAGAACCTCCTGTAGGGTATGAAGATTATAAAATTACATATGAAGGAAAAGAAGTAATGATCTCTAAAAAAGAAGATCCAGTAGATAATTATACTAAACATGTAGATAATAAAATATTGGAGGAACTTAAGAAACAAAAATCTTATGATCCGACAAAAGGTTTATTTAATAATTTCAAATTTAATGATGGTTATGAAGTCAAAGCAAAAAATAAAAAAGACGCCACTAGAAAACATAACGCTTGGAAAAGAAGAAATAAAAAAGCCGAGAACTAAACAAGAACGTCTAGAGGCAGGAGAAACATTTGTAACTTCTGAAAAAGGAAATTCAATGACTCCTCTTATTATGTCTGGTCAAAAACATGTCTTAGAACCTGTCTCTGGAATAGATTCAATAAAAGTTGGAGATATAGTTTATTGTAAAGTTCATGGAAGATTTTTTACACATCTAGTTAAAACAATAGATCCAGTTAAAGGTGCTCAGATAGGAAATAATCACGGACATATAAATGGTTGGACTAAAAATATTTACGGAAAAGTAATAAAAGTTTTAAAATCAGATGAGAAATGGGAAAAATAACCAAAGAATCTATTAAGAAATTTTTAGATTACTTAACCGAAAATTCAGATTCAGGAGTTAGAATAACAGAAGGTTCAACGAATGAAATATATATAATTCATTTTCTTGGAGCAGCTATTGAACAGATTATCTTATATGAAAAATTCTATGGAGTAGAGTTAACATTTATTACTTTAGAAGATAAATCTGTATATACTCAACACAAACAGGTTACAAATCAAGAATCCCTAGAAAAAGAAGTGTTATGTTGGATTCTAGAAACTACTGAAAAAGTAAAACAAAGAAAACGCTTGAAAACCTTATATGTGAATGTAAAATAGAAACACAACAAATTTTTAAACTCATGAATTATATAGGTTCTGGTCTGTGAAGATCGGAACTTATTTTTTCTTGTGAATAAAAAAGAAAGGCCAGGATTAATTTCCTAGTCTTTCTCTTATTTTTATTTATTCAATTCTAATAATGATTTTTGAACAATATAATTATTTTTGGTTAGATCTTTTACATCATATAGTAAATCTTCTAAAGGAATATCTATGAATTGTAAAGCTTTTGGATTAGATTCATAAGCATTATGTACTTCATATTTAGATTGTTTTTTATCAACAAAGTCATCATAACCCGAATATTCATCAAAGTTATTTCTATTAAGTAATATAAAATTTTTAGTAAGTTTTTTACAAATACTTAATGGAAATTTAACAAGGATTAATTCAGCAACTGTAATTACTTTATCATCTCCTACTAGATTATCCCAAGATTTATTATAATCGAATATATTTACATCTAATGAATTCTCTAGTCTAAAAGCTCCTTTATAGACTTTTATTAGTTTACATACTTTTAATGAATACTTAGATCGAACTACTTTAAATATCATAAGATAGTAATTAACCTAGAGAACATTTTTTCAATTCCAGCAAGATCGAGAAGTAATGGATAAGTTTTATTCACTACCTTCTGTCTTTTCCATTGAATTAGTGGTATCTCTGGAGATTCAGATGTATATAAGTCAAGTCTTTTCTGACCTGGAATATATACTAAACATCCAAAAATACTTCTTTTATTTTTCACCAACAAGGCGAGCTTATAAATTGCTTGACCTTGTGCTATACTTAAAAGAATCTGATCTGCTCCAAGTCCCCAAAGAAGTCTTGCATTATTATAAAGAGTTCGTAGAGGTATCATTTCTTTCGGATCCCCTGTTTTAAAAAAGTCTGTAGGATTCTTTACATCTGCAAACTCTAACATATTATATGTTATATCCTGTAACATAAGTATTAGTATTATTGGGATTTATATTAGTTGATATTCCTGATGCAGAAGATACAACATAATCTGAAGAACATGTAGATGTAGTTGTCTGATGAGAATATGGAACGAATGGGTTAGCTGAAGAACTATCATACCATATTCTTCCAGAATCTGTCATAATTGGATTAGTTGTCCACTTTCTATTTGCATCATTCAGTTCTTCCATAAGTTTTTGTAATGTTTCGTTGTCTATGTTAATATAGTTTCCAGCATTATAAATATCTTTAATCTTATCTATAATTTCTTCTGGCATCGTAAAATATACCTCAGGACATTCGGGAGAAACTATAACTAAATAATCTCCTATATTTTGAATAATACCTATCCTAAATTCTTCTACCCAAGCAATGGATTCAGTTTTAAAAATCTTTATTCCACTAGAAATTAAAGTACCATATTTTGGAAAAGATTGAAATGTTCCTAAAACTCTATATCCAAAGAAATCACTAAATTCGTTAAATCTCTCTTCTTCTAAGAAATATTCTTTTAATTTTTCTTCACTCATCGTATTAATTATTTTATTGTAATATTTGTAACTCCTGAATCATTTAATTCAAGTCTACAAGTTTTATTATTAAATGAAGTAATAGATTCCATATGACTAGAAATCATAATACATCCAATATTCATACTACTAATCATATCTATACAATTATCATGATTTTCTGGGTCTAGGTGTTTTAAGAATTCATCCATAATAAGCAGTCCCATTCTAGTTACTATCTTACTAAGAAAATTGATATCTAAAACTGTTTGTTGACCTGAACTACATGCATCATAAGAGACATAATTTCCATTATTATTAAACCTACTAGTAAGGTCAAGATGATCCTTCTTTCTGAAATTATATGTATCTACTGAATATTTAACTTGATTATCTGTAAATTGTTCAGCTAATCTTGTCATAATTTCTTCATAAATCTTTCCTGTAGGTCCTGTAAGCTTAATATACTCTTTAAGATCTACTAAAGCATTCTGAATTAATCCTAACTCAGATTGTGCCTTTAAGATATTTGCTTCTTCTACAGCTCTATCTTGGATTAATCTTTCATGATCCGTCCAAGCTTTTATTCCAGAATCGATCGAACTCATAATTTCCATAAAGTTATCAGGAAGTTCTACTTTTTCTGGTGTTCCTAAGTTATTTAATTGAGTCTTATAATTTTCTAAGAGAGACTTTGTATTTTCTATATCTTTAGCTGTCTTAGTAATTTTTTGTTTTTCAGACATCAACATAAATATTTGATTCCCTAAGGTTTTAACTTTTTCAGAGGCAATTGAAATTAACGAATCAGCCTGTTGTTTTTTCTCAGACATTCCTCTAAGTTCATCGCCGATCTTTATAGCCTCGGATCTAAGTTCTTCAAGTTTCCCTAAGATTTCTTGTTTATGACGATCTAGAGATTCTGTATTCTTCAAAGTCTGACCACAACTAGGACATACTTTACTTTTTTCGAGGCGTTCTAATTCGGCGGTTGTTTTCTTTCCTTCTACACACACCTGATTATATCTATCTAACTTTAAAGAATATTCAGACTCTATTGTTCGAAGTTGTGATATTTCTTGATTTTCATTATCTACCTCGGACTGAAGATATGCAATCTCTGAATCTATTTCTTGAAGATGTCTATAGGTAGATTGTTCTTTAATTAATCTTTCTAGAGTTTCAGTATAAAGAGAAACCTGTGCTTGAAGTTTTCCAGAATCAGCTAAGTAACTCATCCATTCTTTATTTTTTCTTTGTAATTCTAAGCCTTCCGATTTTAGTTGGGTGAGTTCTGTTTTTGTTTGTCCTGGAAGTTGGATATTAGAAAGATTAGTATCTATATACCTAAGGATTTCTTCTGATTTTTTAATTGCTTCATTCCATACACTCGAAGATTTTGTAACTTGATCTAATAGAATTCCAGCTTCTTTATTATAAGCATCAATTCTATCCATCTTATAGAACTTACTAATTATCTCCGACTTTCTTTCAGGGGTAATATTTCCAATCAGTTTATGATGGTCTGAATCAAATAAGAAAATATCCATATATCCAATAAATGGAAATCTACGATACATATCTTCCTCGAATTCTTTCTTATTATTATATTTAAGAGGTTCATCATCAATCCAGCATCCATGTTTTTTATTTCCTCTCTGAATTTTACACTTCTTTCCTTGATACATAAACTCTACTGCTAAGATACACTCTTTTTCTCCGAACTGTAGATAATCCTTAATATTTCTACACTCTAAGAAAGCATATTTAAGAGCACTAAGCAAAGAACTTTTTCCAGAACCATTTTTTCCGGTTATCAAGATCTTATCACCATCTTCGAAGTAAATATCAGCTTCGTCTATACTTCTCCAATTTTTACAATATAATCTGAGAAGAGTGAATCCAAAATCAACTTCCTCAGAATCTACGTCTCTAAGATTTCGAAGAACTTCAGAGTGAATTCCTTGAAGATTGTTTTCTATTATAATATTATCAATTAAGTTTCCGATCTCTTCCCATGCTGGAATTTTAATATCTCTTACTCCCCCAGCAATACTCAAGTTTTCCGGTTTATACACACTCCAAGTTCCAGTTCCTTGATTCCAACCTTCATCTTCTCTGATAGGTGTATAAACAAACTTCATAAGGTTATCGTCTGGATTTAGATCTACCCATTTAAATTGTTTAGATACACAATCATATACAACTCCGGTTGATTTATCATAGTCAGACATTTTACATTTCTGTGGAATACCTATACTAACATATTTTCCAATCTGAGCTGGTCTATGAATATCACCACAAATAGCTAATCCAAATTTAGACTCATCCAGAACTTGAGATTGTATTTTATCTGATCCACCATAATTAATAGTAGCATGTGTAAATAAAACATCTACTTGTCCTGAAATCCATGAAAGATCAAATTCAGGTCTCCAGTTACTAAATGCTATTCTAGAATTATCAATTACTAACTCTTTCTGATCAGCATAATATAGATTAGGGGGTAACATCACAGCAAGACATGAATCAATAAGTTCAGAATCTACTGACTTATTATCTTGATCATGATTCCCCCAAATTATATATCCCTCTTTAAAGAAACTCATTAAAGTATCAAGGAATAATTTAACTTCTGCTTGAACATAGGGTCGGAGAACTGATTTTTCGATAACATCTCCTGCGATCACAACTCTTTCAGCTCCTTCAATTGTAGCAGCTTTTATAATATTTTGTGCTACTGTTCTTGCTTGAGTTAAACGTTGTTTATCGTAGGAATTTCTTTGTGGATAATCAAAAATATGAATATCCGAAATTGCTAATATTTTACTCATCTCTTCAAAAATAATTAGTCATTATATATTCTACAACAAATTCACTATTTACATAAAACTGATAACTCTTATAACAACCATATTGGTAAATAATATCCCAATAGTCATTATTAATCTTATAACCAATAAAACTTTGAATATTAAATCTATTTTCAAATAATGTTGCTTTGAGTTCATCAGATTCTGAACTATGACACTTGATATTAATCGAAATAACTAAGTGATTCTTTAATCTAGTAAATGTAATATTAGATGGTAATTTAAATGAACCAGTATATTTTGCTAATATTACTTCTGTATCTCTATTATCTATAAACAACAAACTATAATGAGGTTTTAATTCTATCATTAGTTTTATATAGTTTTCATTATATTTTGGTAATTATTCACTAGATATTGTAAAGCTGCCATAGAGTGTTTACAAAGTAGAGTTGTCGGCGTTTTATCTTTGGGCGCTTGAGTTAATGCTGGACCAAGTTTTATTTTTATACGATCCGACAAAAACAGCGTATTATTCTTGCCCAAAAGATACGCCGATCTAAATTGAAAATCTTTACACTCACAATAAACTTTACACTTTGAATTCTTCCACCCACATATATCATAATCTGGGGAAGTTTGAATTATGACATTATAAGTATTACCTGTTTTAGACGTTACTTCAAATTTAAAAACTAAGTAATAAATCTTAAGTACAGTCTTCCCAAAAAATACAGATCTTAGTTTATCCATGATCGACTCTTCTTTGAGAACATGATATACTTTTGTCAATCTCACTACACATTCAGAAGCTCTATCTTTTCTTCCTTCATCAATGTTCATAATTTCTTGGATTGAGAGTTGTTTTCCAGTCAATTTTCCAAGAATTCCTCCTAATAATCCTGCCATAATTCCTTCTTTTAACTTATTGTATTAGGATCTGTCACTGGAGAAATTTTACCATTAAGAGTTAAGATTGAACCTGTATCTTTGAGTAATATTCCTCCAAAAACCGGCTCCCCTGAACTATCTCCAAGGTAACTATAGACCGGTTCTGCTTGCGATGATGTTAAAACTTGACCTTCCTTAAATATTCGGCCAGTTCTTTCATCATAGCTATATTTTATTCCACGTAGGGTTACAATATCTTTCATTTTTTTACTCACAATATAATTTTTGATCTAATCTTCCAATGAACTCTGAATAATAACTATCTGAAATCCCTGGGATATTATGAGTTCTACAAAACATTCTAAATTCAGAAACATCTCCTAGGGAACCACATACTGGAAGATAATTATTAATCATGTCTCTAGCTTCATCAATCCCTGGGTAACTGAATATATCGAAAGTTTTATATTGTTTTTCAAAGAGTTCTAGGTCTGTTAAGTTCTCGTAGTTTCCTGATAAAACCTCTAAAATTACTTTTTCAGACTTCATTCTAGGTTTTACAGTTTTTCTTAGATCATTATGTCCATACCCTAGACTATCTTTAAGGCTGAGATATTGATATAATCTGATTCCAGCATTTCTGATTGATTCTGGAATTGAATAATACATCTCATCATAAGTTATTATTCTAGGTTCTTCATTTTTTCCTGGGAGACGAAATAATTGAGTAGCTGGTGATAAACAATACATCCAATCCGAATCTTTAGTAACAAAAAGACTAGGGAGATCTGTTTTTCCATAGAGCTCACAACTTAATAGATAAGCCCAATTGTCAGCTTCCCAGCCACTTCTCCCAAGCATTCCGATCCCAAATCTAGGTAACTCAGAAATCATTGTATATTTAGCTGTCTGTTTTACTTGATTTTGATATAATTCCCATGCAGCTTTCTTTAAATCATCGGGGGAAACGGCCGGATCATTTTTCATACCCTCAAAAATCGTCTCATCCATATAATGCCTTGTATCTTTATATTGTCCTCCTAAAAGATAAGATGTATAATAACCTCCTATAGATTCATCCCACTTATCATAAACTAGAATTACTTTCCTAGCACTAATACCATAATCCCTAAGAACTTTATTGATCGTCCATATACAGGTTCTGATTAATTCCCCGGCCGTATATTCTCCGATGTCTTTTCCTTTACTTATCACGAAGAGGGACCTTGTCAAAATTAGTGAAAAATCCAGGAAACAGTAGAAATATTGTTTATTATTCATTATTATTTCCAACTTTAAACAAATAAAGGTAGAGGAAATCTGTTAAAATCTCTTCTACCTTTTAGTTTTATTATTTTATACTATTCCTTTTCAGATCATTAAAAAGGCAAGTCACTGTCGTTATTACCTCCGAAGTTTGGTTTCTGGAAAGGTGCTTGTTGATTACCTTGTCCAAATCCTCCCCACTGTGGCTGTTGCCCACCACCAAATGGAGATCCTCCACCATTACCTGGATTTACAGGGCTGGCTGTTACGGGATCACTATGATACACGGGAGGAGTCTGAAAAACCTGATCGTTTTTACTCAGATCAACTTGAGGTGCAGAATTTCCACCTCCAGACAGAGAAGCTAACATCGGATCATTTGTCTGACGAAAACCACTTTTATCTGTCGGAACCTGTTTTGCAAGAACTTCATTATTAACTCTTGTAACAGCTTCTTTAAAATCTACACTTCCCTGAGATTTAGCGAGTCTGATGCTTGCTAAAATTTCTGACATATATTCAATAGACTCTTTAATCAAGGTCGCATTGAATAAACGTTTCTGACCAACAGGAGTATCGTTATCTCTATTAGCCTGCCAAGACATAAATGATTGCAATGGATCTGCAGCCAATTCCATATCTTCTTCTGAAATCTGAATTGACTTAAAGTTCTCATTACCAACTTCATGTGTGGCAGTAATAGCAAATCCACCACTATTATCTTTCTTCTTTCCGACACTAAACATCAAGAATCCAGAACGTCCTGTAGCATCACGATTATAAACTTCTGAAATCCAGCTATTATCTCCACCCTTCATCAAAGATTTCTCTTGAATATTATCTTCAACTACTGATGTAAACATTTTAGCTGTCGCAACGAACAATGCTGTAAAATTCTGACGACTAGGGTTACGATTTTCATTCGGATCCCATTTATTAAGACAGAATGCATGGAAGATAGTATAATTCTTCAACCGGACTAAGTTTGTTGTTAATTCGTCGCGGTTATTCTTTGCATCCAGTTCTCGATAAAGTTCATCAAAGATCATATGCGCTTGTGACAATAATTCATCATCTGCGGCGGTCAATGAAGAAACTAGTCTACCCGTCATATCTTTCATTACATAAGCACTTTTCGGTAGGAGCTTAATCCACGCATTATAAGTGTTTTCAGTTCCATCCGCCGCCATGTTTTTTCGAGGGATATTAATTTCACGAGTTCCGAATAAAGTAACAAACGGAAAGTCAGTTACTACACTATCCAACGGAAATACTTGATATCTACCAAAATTTCCTGGAAAGTTAAGATAAATTTTTTCTAATGATCTGTTTTTCTGCTCAAAATTGTTTTCTTTTGCTTTTGGTGCTTGCGCTGCCAATTTACTCAAAAAATCATCTACTCGATTTCCCATAATTTAAATAAAATAATAAATTAAAAATAAATGTTAGTTAAAATATAATATAAAATTTGTATATAATTCCGCGCAACACAATAATACGCGGATCTTTTTTTGAGATTATTTTATTCCTCTCACATCTATAAGATTCTTAGTGTTTCTGAGAGGAGTATTTTTACTTTCAATTATAAGAACCTCAAGGGGATGGAGGTACCTTTTTATTGATTAGAAAGAAAAAAATAAAAAGAGCAAACCTAATCACTCTTTTTATTAATCTAGTGTTTATTACTTATCTTCAAGTCCAAGAATCATACGATCATGTTTTCTTGCTTTTTCATAATCTACTATATCATTAGGTAATATAAAATCTCCTAGTGTTAATCCGTTTTCATCGATAATAATGGGCTTCACATTCCTCCTAAACCATCTCCTAGCTACTTTATCATCTTTTAATACTCTTTTAAGGATCTCTTCATAGTCCCAAAAAGTAGCAACCAGACTACATCTAGTTATTGGCATATCTTCGTATCTATCATAGCGAATATTACCTTTATCCCAATATACAGATATAATAACTTCATCTACATACTCGAAAAAAATTTTACTTCCCTTCTTATTTCTAAATTTGATTATCTTTCTCATATATATTAAATTATTTATAAAAATTTCCCTATAATAAAATTCTCATATCCTTTTATAGCTACAATACATCTAGCTATTCTATTACACTTTTCAATTTTCGAGAATTAATATAAAGTAGTATTTTATACATTTAGTGCTTCCATAATTGTATATTTTCATTATTTAATTTATTAATTAGTAGCTCATCAGTAATACTAGCCTGATTATATCTAGTTAAAAAGGGAAGTTCATCTAAATCCTCCGGAACATCCCCTAACCAATTATTTTCCAATGAAGGATTATCATTTTTATAATTTATCCCAGGGCAAAAATCATTTATAATATTTTCCCAAGACCTATTCATATAATCACACCAAGTAAAAGATCCAGAGATTATACCTAAAGATAATAAATAACTTTCTAAACTTTTTAATAATTCTGGATCCTTCTCTCGAAATTCCACCCAACAAATAATAAGTCTAAGAGCTATTACTGAATCTATTAAATAATTCTTCGAAAAAGGCATTAAATAAATTCCAGGTGTATATCTCCCTGTTGGATCATTAATAGCTCGAAATATATCAGAAATTTTAGTATATGAAATATAATCTAAACTATTATCATTACAAAATACAAAATCTATAATACTTCTTTTCCCTATTAGTTTTTTCATATAATTACTATTTTTTTTATAATTTCACTATTAAGGTTTATAGTATATGTATTTTTCATCTCTATCAGGTGTAACTCTTTTTATTCTAAATGTTTTGAGATTTTCAGATTTTTCAACACTAGGTCTTATAGGATTTTTACTTTCTGTAGATCTTGGAAATATTTCTGTATAATAATTTTTAACTCCATCAGTACATTCTATATCTAATTTAGTTGCTGTATCTATCTTTTTAGGTACTACTGCTTTATAATTCCACCATTTAGAATTTCTTTCTTTGTAAGGCTTAATACTAACTAAATTTTCTTTTAAATTGTATCTATCTCTTTGTGGATAATCAGTTCCCCAATACTCTATATCTCTGAATTTATGATCCCAACAATTTTCAAGAACAACTCTAGATTCATAATAAGTTCTTCCATTTTTTGTTATTTGTTTTGGTTTGTATATAGAATAATTAAATCTTAATTGTCCTGTTATTCTTTTACTATATACTAAATGTGGATAATTTCCTGTATATTCATTAAAATCTTCTAGACAATGAGTTTCTTCTTTAGTAGAATTATCTGGATCATCTTCATAAATATATCCATTCATTAAACTTTCTTCTAAACGATCTACAAGTTTTCTAGCATCTTTTCCGATAAGTTCATATTCTTTCTTAAATCTATTAGTCTTTTCTATTTTAGGATATAATAAAAGACTTGGATTAGGAACAGGCCATCTAATAATAACCAATCCCTCATTAAAATACTTATATCTTAATATAATCATTATTTATAAAAAATTAAAACCTAGTAATCCTTTCTTCCATGAATTACTAGGTTGTTTTATTATTTTCCTTTCTTACCTATTCCTCTAATTACTTCTGCAGCTCTATCTCCCGCAGCATCTTCTATTTTATCTCTTTGTTTCTTGAGATTATTATCACGACCATATTTAGATCCCACTACAGTACCAATAACAGCACCTGCAGCAGCTAAGGGAAGAGCTAATTTTCTCTTAACTTTTATAGGCTTTCCAGAAATTCTCGCATCTTTTAACTTATCTTTACTAACCTTAAACTCAGATTCCAAGTTTTTAAGTTTTAATCCCTTTGTTTTCTCTAAATTATCAGTCTCAACTATCTTTTTTATGGGATCGGATTGTTTTTCAGCTTCTTTTATTAATTTATTATATTCCTTGTCTATTTTCCCTGCTCTCTTTATCTTTCTCTTTTCTAAATCTTTCTCAGTTACTTCTCTATCAAATCTACCATCATCTTCAATAGCTTTACCAATACTAGTTCCAACACTAGAACCACCTGCTGCACCTAACACTGAACCGAGAGCTGAATCCCATTTCTTGTCTGTCTCATCTCGATTATCCTTTTTCGAGAACACTATTCGTTTTAACTTCATTATATTTAAATTTTAAGTATAAATAATTTACTACCTGACTATCATATGAGTCAGTTTCTTCATCTTTAATAGATTTCCAATAATTATATTCTAAATCTTTATTAGAATATTTTGTACAAGTTATCCTAAATTTTTCTATATTTTCAATAAGATAGTTTATACTCCTAGATTCTGTACAAACTTCTATTAAATGTCCTCTTCTATAAATATTAAAATCCGATAAAAATAATTTATATTCCGGATTTTGATAACTTTTGAAGAAATTATCATAATATTTATATTTTTTATTATGAATTAAATAATTCTTTATTAATAATTCATTAATATACTCATATCTAATAATATCTAATTCTTCTTCAGTTACAGTGTTCCAAAATATCTCAGAATTTTTAATATCTGAATTAATATAATCTATGAATTCATTTGATAGCTGATCATATAGAGATCTAGCTTCTTTATCATTAACTTTATTAAATAAATTTTTCATAAATTCAAACATAATTAACACACCTCCTTTCTTTTTAATAGTTTATATACTTTTACACGCTTCTTTTCTCCAGATATTTCTCGTCTTACCATCGTCTCTTGTACTTCAAAATAATTCAAAAGATCATTTGCTTTAGCCACCTTATCATAATTAATGTTACTATAAATATATTCTAATTTAGATTTTATATCAGATAATAACCATATATCCCCTACTTTGAATTCTGAATAAATACTAGACTCTAGAAGTTCTTGACTAAATGTTACTATACCAAGATGATTTTTTATTTTAGTACTATTATAAGATAATGATTTAAGTTTACTAGGACCTAAAGTAATATAATAGGATTTAATTTCATCAGACTCATTTATCTGCCCTAATACAATTTGTATAGCATCTTGAGATAATCCATATTCACATAATAATTTAAGTTTATCATGTATAGTAGTTAATCTAGTATATACTCTAAGAAATTCTGATACCTCTTGATTTATTATATCATCTTTAGTTAATGTATTATGTACTGTGCTAAATACTGTGAATCTATCTTTATAATCAATCTGTTGTATTTTAAATGCCCTAATTTCATTTACTAATACTAAATTATTAGTAACTGGTTTAAGTATTATATTTCCATCATCTGAATGTATTTTATTTACTGCTACATAATTATCTTTATAATTTTGAGATAAAGCAAGAGTTTTATATGTTTTTGCTAATTCATATTTATCTTCATTTAAACTAACCTCAGTATATGCTCTAAGTAATCGTTCAGTAGATTTTTTCTTAGATTCTATTATATTTTTAAAATCTTCAGCCTTCATTTCTCTATAATTAGCCGTAGATCTATAATAAAATATAGCTTCATTCTTCCAAGGATTTTCAAATAGTCTCTGCCTACCTAAGATCTGTGGGAGATCCTCAGAAATATCAACAGCTAAAGAGTCTATATTACTATCACTAAAGATAAAACTTCTAGCACATAAACTATAGAAGTCTGCCCCTAAATAAACTGTTCTAGTACAAAAGGTAAACATTTTAGGCTTTTCTCCTTTTAGTGGAACGTCTCCTATTGTAAAACCTTTTCCTAATCTTTTTTGAATTTTTTTGAGATTGTCATCAGTCTTGGAACATAATATATTACACTGTTCAGGAGTAAGATTATTCTTTTTTATAATAGATGTAATATGATTAACGGAGTTTACATAGAATACAGCTTCATTTGATATTATCCTGGTTGGAATACCATTTCTAAGAACTACTATCTCTTCGAAATCATTATTTAGGTATTTTTGAATAATTTCAGATGCTTTTTCACCAACTGTCCTCATTAAATATACATCTAAATCAGGCTTAATAATTCTGGAAGAATCTTCTATCTCCCAATCTAATTCATAATAAGGTAAATCTTTAAATTCATCTAACATCTCTAAATATTCATCCATCATAGGAGTGGCAGATACAAAATAAGAAGTAGGAGATTGTACTAAATAATTCATAAATTTTAATTCAGTATCACTTTTGAACCTAGCATCATGTAAGATACTCTGAAATTCATCTACTACTGTAATAAATCTATCAAACCACCCTAATCTTTCAAGGATGTTCTTAACAATCCTATATGAATCATAAGTAACTAATATTTTCTTGCCTAATCCATAAGGTCTATTCATACAGTATTCCTCTATTTCACGATATAATCTCTTGTAAATTTCTGAATTAGAAGAAACTTCTGAATTAACTGATAAATCTAAAGTAATATTCTTATCTACTTTTGACAAATCTTTATCTACATTAGACTCTTTATCCATTTCATTTACAACTAAGTAAACTTCATTCTTATGTTGATTCCATTTATTATGAAGTAACATCTTCCTAGGACTACATAGAATAATATTTTCATTACTTCTAATACAATATTCAGTAAAACCACAACCTGGAAGTTGTTTATTTATTATACATTTATTTGGAAATTTACTAAAATTGAACTCATTCCAATCTGAAATATATCTAATTCCAGATGGTACTGTAATCTTTTCTTTTTGCATATTATTTATTTTTTTATTGTTACAAATTAATCATTAAACTCAATACAGAGTTCAGTTATAAAAAATTGAAGACTAAGGATACCTTAACTTCATTAATTAGAGTTTGAAGTTAATAGAAGAGCAAAACGTCAATATAAATAGGTAATAGAGAGTACATACATAATATAGAATTATTATAAAAAAATAGTTGACACTTAAAGTGGTTCTACTAAATAAGCGAATATAATGAGAGACCCGCCTCCCCTCCAGGGAGAGCGAGGTCGTCTTATTTAGTAGGTTCACGATAGATAATAATATTAATATGGAAATGAACCTTAAAAGAGTACCGTCCACTCGGAGCCTTTGAGGGCTCCGGGGACTCTCACTAACGTTCGTACTTTTTAAGAACCATTAAAGAATATTAATTTTTTCATTTAATCTAATATCTCTTTATTCAATCCTTATTTTATATTATCTTTTTTCTATTTACATTTCCCTATAGGTTTTTTCAATATATTCTCTTGTTCAATCCAGGTTCCTTAGTCCTCATAAATAAGTTACCGAATTTTCATCAATTTTGAAGATAAAAAATAAAAGTGGGTTATTTTGGCTCATTTTAGGGTAAAAAGTAGTAAAAAACATCAAAAATAACCCACCTTTTGAGGGTTAAATTTAATATAAGCCTTATATATGAAATATAAGGAGAATCTGTGTCCTTCCCTCCTTTCCAAACGTGGTAATTTTGTTTTTCATATCCATATATTACTAATAGCGATTAGTTTTCTACTAAGTAAGTTCTTTTTCATAGTTGTTAATAATTTGTTTATTTTTCACATATAAATGGACACAGATTCTTCCTTTTATACTAAGAAATCGATATTATATTTTTTAAGATAATAATTGTTTTCAGGGATTAGGTTCGGCGCTAAAGTTGCTGCGGAGATGGGTTAAGTAGGTTACTTAATTTTGTATCCCGGGACTTAGCTCCGACCTCTTCTTTTTAGTTCTTTGTAAAAATACTATGTTCATATGATAATAAAGAGAAAAACAAAAAGTGTCTCCGATCTGTTCTATATATCATCAAGACCAGACTTAGATGGAGAATATATAAAACCGAAAATTAATTTGTACCCAGATGTAGGATCAGCACTTTCAGGAATATCAGCAGTTCCGGGAGAGGATACGAACATAGAAGGAGCTACTTATTATATATACAAGCCGCTAATGGGAAGAGCCGATTCACTAGTAAAACCTGGAATAATAGAATCTCCGAAGGTATTAGTTCTCCCTGATGAATATTGGTATCTACAAGAACTCCGGCTCAGATTTATAGCGGCAGTTAAAGTCTTGGGGAGAGAAAAACTTATTGGAACTTATAGAACTGGAACTAGACAAACTCCATCTAGAATATATTCTTGGAGTTGGGAAGAAATTCTAGGGAAATATCAGAAGAAAGGTAAGTTAATAGAGACTGATAAAACAAAGAAAACGTGAATAATTTATTTTCTAATATTTTTAAGAAGAGGGAAAAAGTTATTATTCCTTTGCAAGAAGAAATAGAGAATTTAGATTTTTACTTAGAATAAAAGAGAATAATTCTAATATAAGAGATGAGAAGGAATATATAGATTTATTAACATACTATTCTTATGTTAATATCCATGGAGTGTTTGAATTAGAATATCATTACAGCAATAATTATAGAGATACTTGCGGATTGGATTAATAGAAAGGTAAACTATGATGGATTACTTTGAAGATGTTTTTTGGTTTACTGAAGAAATATTAACAAAGGATTTAAATAGAGAGTCAGGGAATATCTACAATCTGTTCCCTAATCTTACATCAATTAGATTATTAAAAGAACAATATTTCTCAGAAGACAAGGAAAAATACTGGGAAACTATAAACAAATTAAATCAATATGAAAATACTACGAAATAAAACATATTCTGATTCTGACAATGAAACTCCAAAGAAAGTCGGAGAAGCTATCGGAACTGCACTAGTCGGAACAGCTGGAACTGTAGGAGCAACAGACTTAATAAAACGTGGGGCTAAGAAGTATATAACTAGTCAGGAATCAAAGAAAGCAAAAAAAGCATTTAAAGAAGATATTAAGAAACTTGATTCAACCAGGAAAGCTAATAATTTTAAAGCAGAAGTAGCTCGTGGTGAAACTAATTCAGGAAGCGCTTTAGATCTAATTTTCCACAAAAGAAAAGTCAAGAAAGCAGATCAAGTATATAAAGCAGCTACCTCTAAAAATAATGAAGCCTATAAATCAGGTGTTAAAGCTCTTAAGAAAACTTTAATATCTAATAAAGATGCAAATATCGCCAAAAGAACAGGAAGAGTTGGAAAAATAGCTACGACTGCTGGTTTAATTGGAACAGGTATAGCAGCTGGAATGAAACTTAGAAAGAAAGATAAATAATAGGAACGGAGATAGTAACCTATAATGGAATAGGGACTGCCTGCTAAGCAGATCGATCGTGTTTTACGATTAGAGGTCGGAACTCTACATCTCCGCATTATAAAGAATAAAATTATAATCTATAGAGTTATTGGTTTAGCTCTATAGAACAACTTAGTAATTATTAGTTATTTCCCCTTAGTTCAACGGATAGAACCTGGGATTTCTAACCCCATAATGTGTGTTCGATTCACACAGGGGAAACGGATTAAATATAAAATACATACAACTAAATTTAACTAATAAAAACTAAATTAATCATGACAACAATTTTTAAGAAAGTAATCTTTAACCCTCTTAAGAAAGCGGTTAAGTGGTATTTTACTCAGTCTGCTAAAACAGGAAATTATATCTGTATGACTGGAACTTTTCCTCAAGAGTACTATGAAATGATGTATGAAAAGAGGAAAGATCAACAAAAGTAAAAAAATAATAGAAATTATGGGATATAGGAAATTCCTATATGCCCTTCGTCGTGGTGGAAAATAATTAATAAAAAATATATCGCAGGATGAAAGAAATGGTATCTGACAAGTTTCATAAGCTTGGGTTGTTCGTTCGAATCGAGCTCCTGCTACATACACACTAACGATGTGATATCGTAAGTTCTTTATTGTATTTATAAAAATATAGAAGAGAGTCTTATTAAATCTCTCTTCTATTAATAAAAAAAAGAACTTTAATTGATATTACGGGAAGTAGTAAATTTAATTATATGAATAAGTACAATAAAGATGAATTAGAGAGATTAATTTTTAAAGAAAATTTATCTTATAAAGAAATTGGCAAAAAATATGGAGTATCTGGAAATACTATTAGAAAGAATGCAAAAAAGTTAGGAATAGTGTTACCTAAGAGAAGAAATATAAATCCTAATGAAACTTTTAATAAAGGAAAACAGATTCATATAGCTAACAAAAAACAAAATTCTAATAATAGTAAATTAGATCTCATATCTGATAATGATTTTATTGAAATTATCAAGACAAAGGATAATTGGAAAGATATATTAGTTTCACTTGGATATAATAAACATGGATCTAAATTTATTAGGGATAAAATAAGAAAAAGATGTTCGAATTTGGGAATAAATTTAAATCTTAAACAAAATCAACTAGATACTGTACCAATTTTATCTGTAACTAAAGGAGATTTATTTAAAAAACGTTCTAATTGGCAGAACGCTAGATCTAATATTCAAAATTCAGCAAGAAAAATATTTTTTAAGAATTGTCTTGATCCTAAATGTATAGTTTGTGGATATACTAATCATGTGGAAGTAGCACATATAAAGGCAGTTAGTAATTTTAGTGAGGATTCATTAATATCAGAAATTAACGATATTTCTAATTTAATAGGTTTATGTCCTAATCATCATTGGGAGTATGATAATGGATTATTAGATATAAGTAAATACATAAATCATGAAAATAGTAAGAAATAATATTATTCCTTTTCCAGGCTATAAAGCAGTAAATATCTTTGGAATTTTATTTGTAAGGAAGAATGCTAATATAAAACCAGAAGACTTAAATCATGAAGAAATACATACAGCACAAATGAAAGAAATGGCTTATATCGGATTTTATGTATGGTATTTCTTGGAGTGGTTATTATGTCTTTTAGTTTCAGGATTTAGCTTTGGTTATGCTTATCATGATATTAGTCTTGAGGAAGAAGCACACTTAAATGATAAAGACCTGGAATACTTAAAAACCAGAAAACATTATTCTTGGTGGTCCTATATAAAACTAGGAAGTTGGAAGAAAAATAAAAATTAACCATATATACATAAAAAGATTATGATTATACTTAGAAATAAAACCTATTCGCATGAAGAAGAAATTGCGAATATTGCGGCAGCTCCTGGAAGTCCAGAGTATAGCCATGAAAGAGCCGAAATAGAAAAGAAACCGGCTCAAGAAGCATCAGCAGTTCAAGAAGGTTATGAAAAAGCATCTCAGGAAATTGATAAAACAGTAGAAGAAGTAGAAATAGTTCCTGAAGCAGCTGAAGAAGCAATCGAAACAGAAGCACGTGAAGCTGGAGACTCTAACTTGGACTCTAGAAATGATGCATTAAAAACTCTTAATGATTTTTTAGGTAACATCCATTAATTATGATTATCCTCAGGCAAAAGAATTATTCCGGCCGAGAAAAAGTACCTCAGGCTATAGCAGAGAAGGCACGAAAATCTGGAGTAGTTCAAAAAGATTCAAATGGTGTCTGGAGAATTATTAGCCTGAAAACTTCTCCGGCCGAATATTGGGATGCACACTATGATACTCGTGAAGATGCTGAAAAAGCTCTAGCCGCTTATCATGCAAATAAACATTAAGAGATTAATTTTAGAAGCGATGAAAATCGGATATTTTGAAAATTTTTACACTAGTACTTTTATCTCAGAATAAAGGAAATTGAGTAGTTATAGTGTTAGGTTTTTAACGCTTTTACGGGAATGTTGGAATCGGTAGACAAGTAACTCTTAGAAAGTTATGCTAATTTAGCATGAGGGTTCGAGACCCTCTTCCCGTACGATAAGTTAACGATGTGAATCGATTCCTTATTAATTCATTTATATAAAATATAGAGAGCTCGACGGGGCTCTCTTTAAATAGAATTAATAAGATGTTGTTTATGATTCATGGGATGTAACTTAGATTTTATATAAATGAATGAAAGTAAATTAAGTAATGTAACAAAAGAAGAATTAGAAAAACTAATCTTTGGAGAAAAATTATCCTATGAAGAAATAGGTAGGAGATATGAAGTTTCTGGAAGTGCTATTAAAAAGAAGGCTAAAAAATTAGGTATAGAACTTCCTAAGAAAAGAGATATAAATTTTAATGAAACTTTTAATAAAGGATACTCTTTTAAGTATAATAAGAAAGATTTAGAGAAGTATTTAGGTGAAGGAAAGAGTTATAAAGAGATTGGAAATATTTATGGAGTATCTTCATCATCTATATATAGGGCAGTTAAAAGTTTTGGATTATCACCTAAGAAAAAATCTCCTAAGAAAAAAGAGTCAAAAAATTTGAATAAACCTAAAATTATAATAAATTCTGTAGATGATAGTGTTTTTTCAGATTATGTAAAGGATAGTTTATCAATAGCAGAAGTCGCTAGATCAATTGGAATAGATAATAATAAAATTAATACTAGCGTTTATAGAGAAATTCATAAAAGAATCGATTCTTTAAAGTTAGATACATCTCATTTTACAGGAGGTGCATGGAATGTAGGAGATAGATTTAGAAAAATAGATAAAGGATTTCCATTAAGTGAAGTTTTAGTAAAAAACTCATCATATAAATGTACTAATTCTTTAAGGAAAAAGCTATTTAATGAAGGTGTAAAAGAACGAAAGTGTGAATGTTGCGGTATAACTGAATGGAATGGAAAGCCTGCACCATTACAACTTCATCATATAGATGGAGATAATACTAATAATTCTTTAGAAAATCTTCAAATACTTTGTCCTAATTGTCATGCTCAAACAGATAATTATTGTAGTAAAAATAAAAACGTCTAATATCTATACTAACCTCTTTTCCTCTTAATAATTCTCTCTAAACAAGGGGGAGGGGTAAAATAATTAACACTTTAAACAATTATTATGTACATAAGAAGAAAAGTATTCTCACTACTACAAGACGGTGAGACAGGAGAAGAGAAGTATTTTTCTACGACCGATGTAACTTTGGATAATCTTGAAGAAAGAATTTTTAGTATTTCAATTCCAACTGAAGAAGAATTAGAACAAAGAGAATTCGGTGCTAGACAGAGAAAACAGAATAGAAAACTAGCTAGATCTATTCACAATGCCGAGATGCAAGCAAATAAAGCAGCTAAGGCACAAGAAAAAGCAGCTAAAATAGTTTCTAATCCAGCTAATTTAGTTGATGAGAAGAAAATGGAAGAAGCTCAGAAACTTACTCAGAAAGCACAAAAAGCAGTTGAGTCTTCTAATCGTAATGCAGGTCAAGCTTCTCAACAAGTAAAGAATATCTCTAAAACTAGAAAGTCAGTTGCGACAAATCCGGGAGGTCTTGAAATTAAAAATCAAGGTGCAGGAGATATAACTGTTAAGAAAGAAGGTGGTAATGTAACTGCTCATAAAATTGCTTCTAAGAAAAGTGGTCAGACAACAACTACTGTAAGAACAACGTCAACTAAGCCTGATGTTGTAGTTGATAAGATGACATCCAAAGGTTCTAAGAAAGTTTCTACAGAGGCAGTAAAGAAATCCGCTGAGAAAACTCAAAAAGTTGCAGAAGTAGCTCAAAAAACAACAAAAGACTCAAAGAAGATTCTGAATGGGGCTAAAAAATTAATGAACACAAAAGCTGGTAAAATAGCTGGAGGAGTTGCTTTAGCTAGTGGTGCGATGATCGGGGCTAAAAAGTTATATGATCATAAAAAGAAATAAAAAAGATAATCTATAGAGGTAGTGTAATCAATCTCCTCTATAGAACTTAATATAAATATTATAAAATATGAAATTTAATAAAACTCTTGAAGCTGTAAATATTATGGTTATGGCTTCTTATCCGGCCGCTAGATTCTATGAAGCGCAAGGTATACTAATTGAAGAAAATAATAATTTTATCCCTGAAGTTTCTGGAATGGTAATTGTTTATTCATTACCTCTTGGAAAAACGCTTCTTGTAAATGTTGCGGCCGAGTCGGAAGAAGCCTATGAATTTAAACTAATCAATGAAAACTGGCTTGAAGATAGATCTATAACTCCTTATGTAGGTATGACTCTAGAAGATGCTTTTCAAGAATTAGTTAAAGCAGAAAAGATTATTAAATCTAGAAATGTAGTTCTCAGACATCCATTACATCCATCTTATACTCGTCCTGTTTATATATTTGGTGATGTTCGGCGAGGAGGTAATAGTGTTGATGTAATGACTGGAGAAATAAGAGAAGAATAAAAAGATTTGCTTTAGATGATTTAATAATATTATGATGAAAGTTAAAAGATTTTCTCAAACTCAACCAGATATAGAGTGGCATAAAAACAATATAAATCCAAACTCAGGTAGCAATCTGGAAGATGGAAGTACTCTTTATAAAGCAAAATCTGGAGATTATCTTTATTTGTATAAAGATGGTGAATGGGTTATTATGAATGGTGTTAATAAATTTATGCAGGATTCTAAATTATATCAAATTTCAAAATTCGATAAAAACATTCATAATAAGATTGGAGCCGCAGGAGCAGTTATTGGTGGTTTTGTTGGGAGTTTGCCTGGATTAGCAATGGGTAATTTAAAAACAGCTGCTACAGGGGCTGTGATTGGATCAACTATATCTGGATTATATAATAGAAATAAAGCAAAGAAACGTGCTGAAAATATAGTAAAGGATTACGAGTCTAAGTATGGTAAGAATGCTTATACTACATTTATGAAAAAGAAGTAAACTATCTTTAATTTTAAATTACTTTTACTATAATTGAATACCTATTCCATTTTAAGGATGTAGTAAGGAATGATATTCAGTTTATTATATATTTCTAATAATAAAAAAAAATGAGATACACTATTCTCACGAACTATGTATCTCTTGGCAAGTTACTACAAAAATTAATGTAGCAAGTTTAATCCTCATAAAAAATGAGAATTAATTTTTTAAATCATATATAAGGCTTTGAAGTGATAAAAATAATACTGTCTTATTTTCACAAACTGTACTGCCTTTTACGACAAATAATAATAATAAAATTACCTTACATAGGTAATTAGTATAAGTTCCAAGTTTTATTGTAGTAAAAAACTTATACTGATTTATTCTACTACATACCTTAATGATAAAAAATGAGATACACTATTCTCACGAACCATGTATCTCTGCGTAGCAAATTTAATCAACACAGATTGTGAAGATTAAATTCTTATATTAACATATATAAGGCTTTGAAGTCTTATTAAAAATGTGGTCCTATCGTCTATCGGTTAGGACGCGAGATTTTCATTCTCGAAAGAGGAGTTCGATTCTCCTTAGGACTACAAAAGTCAACGATGAGATATCGCAAAGACTTATTTAGACATGTTAATAGTGAAAAGGATAGAATTAGCTACTCTATCCTCTCACTTTAAATCTAAGTAAGGTTACGTAATAATTGATATCTCGGGAAGTGATAATTAAATAACATGTCTAAAAATGATAAATTATTACCTGTACCATTAAAGTACACCTATCCGGTTGTAATGGAAATTTCTCCAAGTAACAAACCATTGAAAAATTAGACATCTATTGTAATAGGTGTGGAAAGTTTTTTAAACAAACAGCCTATGATCATGTTTATGGATCTGGATGTCCTGATTGTAATAAATTAGGAGGAAAAAGCGCATTAAATGTATTAAAGTGGTTAGAAACAAATCAAATTGATTATACAAGGGAATATTCTATAAAATTAAATAATAGGAACATTAGAATAGATTATGTTTTTAATTATAATAATTGTTGTTTGTGGATAGAGTATAATGGACTACAACATTATAAGAAAGTAGATTATTTTCATAAAACAGATGAAGGTTTTCTTAAACAATTAAATAGAGATAATGAAGTTAGAAAATATTGTAAAGAGAATAATATCATCCTTATAGAAATTCCGTATACATATAACACTTATGAAAAAGTAGAACAATTATTAAATCGAGTAATTTTAAATGGAGAGGATATAAACTCTATTATAGATTATTCAAAATTATATAAAATATGAAAAAATCAGAAACAATATTTCAAAAGTTATTTTCAGGAATTAGTTTTGGAAATTCACGTATACCTTTAATTATGTAGTAGAGGCTTAAGATAGAATAAAATCTTAAGAAAATACCTTAAAATGCTGGAAAATATAAAATATAGATCAGCATCTCTATTTATCGATTAAAAATAGAGTTCAACGACTATAGTAGGTACTTAGATAATATAGTCTAAATTTAATAAAGTATATTAAAATAAATTGTACGTTCAAATGTATTTAGTAAAGGTGGGGGAAGAGGGTATTCTGTTATTGGAGGAACTGGAAATGGAAGATTCTTAGATAATGAAAGAAATTCGCCCTTACTTGGTAATTCACAGCCTTCTTCTAGGTTATCCGGTTATCTTGATAGAATGGCAGAGCTTAGGTCATATTATCTTTTAGATATTACAAAGATGGCTACAAATTTCTTTTCAGATTATGTAGTTAATTTTATATCTCAAGATACCCAACAAATAGTTTCTGTATTAAATCCTGAAGATTCTACAAATAATGAAGCTGTAACTACTCGATTAAATGAGATTCTTTTAAAAGATATTAAAATAATTGATTATATACGAGACCATATAAATGACTATGTATTTTATGGAGGTTATTATAGTATGCTTCAAACTCAAAGAGATGAAAAAGGTCATCTTGTATTTAGAACAGAAGAACTTAATAATCCAAATGCAGTAGTTATAAAGAAGAAAAAGAACGAGGATGGAAATATAGAAGATATATTTTTAGCAATCGGAGATGATGGAAATCTATATGAAATTCCTAGTACTGAGGTAATATATATAAGTAATCCTAAACTTCGACTTACAAATGATCTCGAAGAAGGATGGAAAGAAAAGTCTAAACCAGAAAAGCCAAAATTAGGAAGAAATAAGGGATCAGAAAATAGAAATAAAGTTCTTAGGAAAGAATCATTTATGGCTTCTGAACCGTTATTTTATTCAAGTATTTTGAAGATAAAAGAATTAGTTATAAAAGAGCTTTTGATATCTCTTATTTCGTTAAGAGATCTTTCATCGCCTCAATTATTGGGATTAAATACCGATTAAAATTTGTCGGATTAGATAAATAAAATCTAATGGAACTTTGTAAATTGCTGGAAGATCAAGTAAAGATAAATCAGCAAAAGATAGTAAAAACTACCTTCTCAACGACTAGATACAAAGAGAGAGTTTATATATAAATTCTTAAAGATATAGTCTAGTTTAACTAAATAATTGTTAATATTCGAAAAGTGTCCCTCTAGAGACAATGAACGAATTATGCGCTCGATTACAGAAACTTGCAAACAATACGAATGAGTTGTCTTCATTCATCACATCTCAGTTCGATGTCACCTCGTTCATTGAGTCTGCATTAACTCAAAATGTTAAGGTTTTTCCTGACTATAATAGTACCATTACCTCAAGGACTTCACTACTCCCACTTGATAAATTAACAGACAAACTTTTAGATCTTATACAGAATCTTGATTATGTAAGAAATAGTGTTCTTTCTCCTCTTGGATTACCATCTACTATATTAGATGGAACATCTGGCAGTAAGTGGTTAATAAATTGGCCGTCTAGAGAAGCAATTCTTTAGATTATTAGTAAGTAAATTTGGTGAAACTATTAATACTAGTAATACCAAGCCTTAGATTAATCTAATTAAGGTATAACGAATAAAGACTTACCAACTTATAAAAAGTTGAATTTATATTCTAAACTATAATAAAAAGATTATAGAGATATCATTGCAGTACTTCAACAGTCAGAAAGAGCTAATTCAAGAGTAACATCATTAATTTCAGGAATAAAAGATTCAATAGTAAATCTTGTTTGTAGTATTTATAAGGTAATATATAATGAAGATTTAGATCCAAGTTTAGTTCAAATTCATATATTCCAGAAAACAACTGTAGAGTATAACAATCAGATAAATGAAGCTGAATCAGTTAGTGGTTTAGTTCAAGGTATCTCTGGAGTTTTATCTAATGCACTCCAAACTTTAGAACAAGCAACTCCATTAATTGAACCAGAATCATATTTAAGTTATATTCAAAACTTACTTAAAGATATTGACCCAAGTACAGAATCTCTAATAAATGGAGATACGATTAAGCAGTATATAGAATTTCTTAATCAAAAACTTCAGGCACAACGAGAACAGCTTGGACTCAGTTAAAATTATTCAAAGAAGATGATAATTAAACGTAAATTATTTGCTTCTAATGATCCCACTCCAGAACAGTCTCCAGAAATTGGTCTAGCTAAACAAGAAATGACTTCTAAGGACTTGCAAATAGAACAAATGAGACTTCAACGTCAAATCCTAGAAACTCAGAGAATGCGACAGAGAATGCAAGCTGAGGAAAGAATGCAAGAAATGAAGCAAGTCAATCAAACTCAGAAACTAGAACAGAAAAAGGATGAAGCTCAAAAAGATAATCAATTAAAAGTAAAGAAAATTGACGCTCAGAATAGTAGGCAGGAAGTAAATAATATAGGATTGTACAAAACAAAATCAAAGCCTACGCCAACAGTATCAATGAAAACAAACTTGTAAGATTATGATTAAAGAAAAGACATTTACAGAAGGAGTGGAAGATTCTAAAGAACAAGAAGAGAAAGGATTTGATCCACTAAGACCGTATATAAAATGAAAATTAAAAGATTTTCCGGTTATTCAGAAGCTGCCCCTGAAGGTGTAACTTATCAAAAATCAAGTCAGGTAATTACAAGATATATTCTTGATCCTCTTGATTCTAGTGTAGATACCTTAGAAGAAACAGATAAACTTGGGGTAACTAAACGAAAGAGTGATAGAATTAAGAAGGTAATAAAACCTCTTAAAAAATATTTTAAATATAAATCAAATAAAAACAGTAATTAAGTATGTATATTAGACGTAAAGTATTCTCATTACTACAAGATGAGACAGGAGAAGAGAGATACTTCTCTACTACTGATGTAACACTGGAAAATGAGGAAGAGAGAACCTTTAGTGTTGCAGAAGATGCAGAAAGTTTGGAAGAAAAGGATTTCTCTGATAAAAAAAAAGAGGAAGATGATGAGCCAAAACTTACAACTAGTGATAAGATTAATATTAAGTTGAATAAAGCTCTGACTACTAAGAAGGATCGCGAAGCATTTGTTGAAGCTTATGAAGATGGAAAATCTCATAAATACGGAAAACAGGCAGCTAAGTATGCAGCAATTGGTAGTGGTATAGGTGGCGGTATATTAGGTGCTGCAGTTGGTGGTAAAAAGGGTGCAGCTATTGGAGCCGGAATTGGCGCTGTTTCAGGTGCAGCAGGATCTTATGCTGGTACTAGAGCAGGTGTTGCACTTAATAAGCTTGCTAGAAAACATAGTGGTAGTCTTGATACTAAAACAAAATTAGCAGTAGATCGAGTAAAAGTAGCAGATGGAAAAATGACAAAAGAAGAATTTGCTAAAAAATGGAGATCTAAGAAGTAAAAGAAATAATCTATAGAGGTAGTGTAATCAATCTCCTCTATAGAACAAACGCGCTAGATTTTTACAACCGAAGATTAATCGCACTAGGTGCAAAAAGTAAACGGTTGATAGTTGTAAAGCGCGAGAACTATAAAATAATAAATGTATGATAGGAACAGTTAACCCATTTAGTGACCCTGAATTTAAGAAACAAATTTTAGGGAAAGAAGGGAGAGCTGTTGATGACCCGGGAGATTATGAGATTTTGCAGCCGGAAGAGGATGTATCTAAAAACCTAAAAAATATTATAGGGTCAGCTCCAGTACTCCCTAAAACGGCTCGCAATATTATTATGGATGCTAGTGCTATTGCGAGTAATCAAAAAGAACAAAAAGCACTAGAATTAACTCATAAATTGAATGAAGTCTTTACTAGTTATAATAAAGAATATAATATAGATCTTCATGTTGATTTCGGAAGCCTCTCAAATACTTTAGTTAATGTGGCAGATCCGAAGTCTAGACATATCTTAGAATTATATGTTTCTGAGGTATTTCAAAGTATAAGACCTATTTTAATTCTCAATATGATTTCTAAACTTTGTCTTTGTATTGATTATATACTCGATCCAATGAGACTCTTTGATAGTTCACAAATGACTTTACAAGATTCATTTATTGCCGTTAATATATCTGCGGCTTAGTTGAAATACTAAGAAAATTATACTAAAATGCTGAAAGATAGTTAAAACATAAATCAGCAAAAAGGATTACTAATATAAATCCTTTCTCAACGACTAAATGTATAACTAAATTTGAAATATAATTTAGATGATATAGTCTAATTTAATAAAATAAATATTAAAAATAGATATGAGAAAAAATTATGCAATTTATTCAACAATTAGAAGATATGAAGAGTCAGATAATTGTTAAAGGTTCTGATCTTGAATTGAAAAAAATTGCAGAAGAATCTGGAAATGAAGAGTTGAATAGTGAAGAGTCTAAGCAAATAGTAGCAGACTTTATGAGATTATTTCAAAAAGAACATGGAATAGAATAAAAAATGAGATACACTATTCTCACGAACTATGTATCTCTACTTTAAATTATGATAATACCTACTACGACATAGGTAATTAGTACTATTTCTATATAAAAAGTGTAGTAAAGAAATAGCACTCGTTTATTCTACTACACATATATAAGGCTTTTAAGTTTTATGATATTTTCTGATTTATATTTCATAATTAAATCAGAATTGCCTCTTTAGCTCAGTTGGCCAGAGCACGTGATTTGTAATCTCGGGGTCGTTGGTTCGAATCCGACAAGAGGCTCAAAAATAATATTCTCCGTTAGCTCAGAGGCAGAGCATTTGACTGTTAATCAAAGGGTCGGTATATCGTAATTACCACGGAGAGCTGTTTTAGGAGAGGTGGCAGAGTGGTCGATTGCGGCGGTCTTGAAAACCGTTGTACTGCGAGGTACCCGGGGTTCGAATCCCTGTCTCTCCGCAATAATTTTAAAGATAAGAAAAATTATAAAAAAAAACAATTAATTATGGGAAAAGAGAAATATAACAAAGAAGAATTAATAAGATTATTAATTCATGAAGGAAAATCTTATAAAGAAGTTGCAGCTATGCGGGGTGATGGAAGCACTGGAGAAGCTATACGTAAAGCAGCAAATAGATACGGGATAAAAGTATCAGATAGAAAGAAACTAAGAAAATGTGAATATTGTGGTAAAGAGCATGATGGTTCTTTTGGTTCTGGAAGATTTTGTTGTTCAGATTGTGCAAAGAAATATTCACTTAGTTTCAGCAAAGGTAAAAAACCAGAAGATAAATCTACTAAAGAAGAAAAAGTAGAAGAGTCTGTAAAGATAGCTCCTCCTAAGGAATGTACCACTGAATTGTCTAGATTTGATGGAAAATTAACTTCAGATTTATTAGGATATGTAGGTGAATGTGCGACAATGTTTCAATTAGCAAGAGTTGGAATTATGTCATCTAAACCTTGTGGAGTAGATAGATATGATGTAATTGCAGATATAGGAGGAATACTTTATAAAATTCAGGTTAAATCTACTGCTGGCTATATTGATAAAGATGGAGCATTATCGTACAATCTTCAAAATAAATCTGGATTATATAAAAAAGGTGAAGTAGATTTCTTTGCCTTGTATAATTATGTACTTGATATTATACTATTAGTTCCCTTTAGTATACTTGAAGGTAAATATAAGGTGCGTATTCATTTTGGAAAAGAAAAAGATGAATCAGATTTATTCTTTTGGAAAGATTATATTTTATTTGATGTAGCGAAATCTTTATTATCCAGTTAATTAATAATAAGTTTGTGTGGTACTCAAGTGGTCAACGAGGACAGACTGTAAATCTATTAGCTTTGCTTTCGGGAGTTCGAATCTCTCTCACACAACAAAAAAAAAGAATACTCAATCTTCCCAGACTAAGTATTCTATGATTAATGGCAATGATTACAATTAATTAAAGTAATCCTTTATTATACATTACATATATAAGAATTTCAAGGATTCTAAGGAGATAGTAATCTGTGAGGAACAGGGACGCACTGCTAATGCGATCGATCATTTACGTGATTAGAGGTCGGAACTCTACATCTCCGCTAACATCTAACATACAATAAGAAATCCTCTTCTCTCTTATGTAGAAGATTAATATCAATTCCTTTATATAGAAAATTTACTATATAAGGGGGGGGTAATAATTTTAATTAAACCAATAACTTAAATAATTAATTATGTACATAAGAAGAAAAGTATTCTCATTATTACAGGATGAGACAGGAGAAGAAAGATATTTCTCTACTACAGATGTAACCCTTGAAGATGCAGAGGAAAGATTGTATAGCATCAACGAAGAGGACCCAGAACAGAAAGAGTTTGCTAGAGCTGATTATGAAGGATTAACTGATGCTGAGAAATTAGCATATAAGACTGAAAGATCTAATATAGCAAAAGATTTATTGCAAAAAAGAAAGAATATTAATAAAGCTCACTCTTTTGGTGCCGGTACAGAAGGTTCATTAAAACAAGCTTATGATAATAACAAAGTATTTGGAATAGACGGTGCAATTAGAGATGCAAATAAAAAATCAGAATTGTTTAAAAATAATCTCATAAAGTCTAGAAAACCTGATTTAAAGACCGCTGCTTCTAATAAAAATATATCATCAATGTCAAAAGCAACCAAGCAATTAACTAAACCGTCACTTAAACTAGGAAAAGCAGGTAAGATAGCTTTAGGAACTGCAGCTGCTGCCGGACTTGCATACGGTGCTAAGAAACTTTACGATAAAAAGAAGAAAGACTAAAACTATGAAGATTAAGAGATTTAGTAAATTAGATACCCTTCAAGATTCAGTTAGGATTGTAAGTAAAAAGACAGGAGAAGTTCTTACAATAAAGAAATTTCAATCTTTACTCGATTACTTAGGTAAATTTATAAAAATGATTAGAAATTGGAGAAGTAAGAATCCATCATTTGATATTTTTGTAGGTTCTGAGAAAGTAGCAGAATTAAATCTTATAGAAAAGTCCAAAGAAGAATTAAATATAATGTGGATTGAAACTTATGAAGATTATAGAGGTAAAGGATATTCTCAGGCTATTCTAACAGAGTTGATTAGATTTGCTAAGTCTCAAGGTTATAAATATGTTACTCTTGAAGTGCCTGGTAGATCTCCTGATGCTAGACATATTTATGAGAAGCTTGGATTTAAGGATGATGGAGTCTTGACAACCCCAGAAGAAGATTTTTATTGGGGAGGTCTTACTAGAATGAAACTTAAATTGTTTGCAAATATTACTAATGTAACAAGTTTAACTCCATTGAAAAATATAATAACAACTACTACTACTAGAAAAGCTACCGGACTATCTAATTCTAAAATAGCAACACAAGCAAAGAATGCAGCATTAGATTTACACTCTGTAACTAAAGATGCTCAAAATTCTTTTATATCTCCTAATGGTAATGGATATGTAACTAAAAGTTATTTTACTAAAAGACGTCCTAAAGGAAAGAAAGTTGAGTTTGTAGGAGATTTATTTGGGAATCCTAATCAATTACAGAAACCGAAAGTTATTAATAGCAGCAGTAGTAATAAAGGAGGAAATTCTTCAATTAGTAGTTTAGATGCTAAAAGAATGAATTTAAAACGGTATAATTCTCATAAAACAAGATCTTTGGAAGTAACACCTACTGCACCTGGACAAAATGAGTGGGTTAAACGTGTAAAAACTAATGGACAAGCTAGGTGGGAAAATAATGGGTTATATATTCCTGGTTTTGAGAAATTATAAAAAGAGAAAGGATCAAAATTATGATTAATTTCACAGACCATTTTGATCCCACTAAAAATATAGAAAAAGATTTAGCAAAAGTAGATCTTAGGGATCAATACACATCATTAACAGAAGATGAAAAGATAATGGTATTTCTTCGTCTCAAAGGATTTACACACAGACCTCCAACGATAGAAAGATTATATTCTGATGATTATTATTTAGGTAGTCAGGAATTTTTTGATCATGGAGATGTAATATTTCCTTTTTGGAAAGATGGATTGAAGAGAATTTTTCCAAATGAAGTTACAACAGCAAAACCATTACTCTGTTTGTCAGGAGCTATTGGTATAGGTAAGTCTACGGTATCTAAATTAGCTATGACAAATACACTAGCTAGGTTAAGTTGTATGGCTAATCCGTGGAGAACATTTAAATTAGGTAAAAAACCACTTAGTTTTATCATCTTTCATAGAGATGAAGATGTAGCAAATGCTGAATTTCGAAGATGGATGCTAGATGATGTATTAAAGCAGAGTCCATTTTTTAGAAATTTACCACACAGACATAATATAAGAATATTAACTTCTGGTCCTAGGGGTAATGTAGTATAAAAAGTTGCCCTCCATATTAAGAAATTATATGGTAATAAAGTAAGTAAATTCGGTGAAAGGATAATCCCAATACCGAGTCAAGGATCTTAGATAAATCTAAGTAATCTTTGATGTAACGAATAAAGACTTACTAACTTATATAATTATATAAGTTAAATTTATATTCTAAACTATAATAGAGTATTATAGAAATAGATTGGCAGGTGGACTAGGAACTGACTTGATTTTTGCAATCATGTCTGAGGTCAATTTTTGGCCTAACGAAGAAAAAGCCATGGAACGTGTAAATAGTACGTATATTCGTATTACATCTCGTTTTGATGTAAAAGAAAGTTTAACATTAGCCGGAAATCTAATAATTGATAGTTCTAGTAGAGGTGCAGGTGGTCCAACTGAAATATTTCTTGAGAATGCAGAACCTCAATTTACTTGGGATTGTAGACCTTCTCATTATGAAGTTAGAAAAAATCTGTACGAACGTTCAAGGGGAATAACTTTCTCAGTTTATACTGGAGATGGTAAATATCCTCCAAGAATATTAAATAAAAATGATAAAGAAGAGAACTATAAATTAGAAGATGATCAAGACCCTGATAGAGTGGAACATGTACCTATTCAATTATTTGGAGAATTTAAATCTGATTTGATTAAAGCTCTTCAAGATAAATCTGGTATTAATACAGGATCATCAGATAGTTTTTTTGGAGGTACTATAGAACACTTATCTAAATGTTCAACAATAAAGAATAGAATTCCTGAAATTATTACAGTTGATTTTTATGATAAAGAAGATAGGATTATTAATCATGTAGAAAAAATGATTAATCTTATTCCAAGAGGTACTCCTATATGGCTAGGTCTTGACTTAGGTGTAGTAGATGATACAACTGGAATAGCAGCAGTTAGTTTTGATCATTGGGAAAATATAAATGGTACTTTAGTTCCTAAGGTTAAATGTCATTTTGTTTTAGGTGTATCTAGGTTAGAAGGACAAGAGACGAGTTTATTTCACATAGAGCAGTTTATAGAAGATCTTAACAAGAAATTTAATATTATAGTTAGTGCTGACCAAGCTTTTTCTAAACAAATACTTCAATATTGTGAAAGAGAAGGAATTAGAAATAATGGGAGAATTTCTACAGATAATACTCCTTGTGAACCGGCTCTTTATTTGAAGTATATAATAAACAATGAACTTCTTGAAATTCCTGAATATAAAAGATTACAAAGAGAGGCATATGATTTAAGATATGTTGGTCCAAAACGTAAAGTAGATCATCCTAAAAAAGCATCAATATCTCCATTATTTGATAATCCTGATGGTTCTAAGCCAGGAAGCAAGGATTTATGGGATGCTTTAGCTTCTAGTGTTTATTCTTTAAAATTATCTATTGATGAAGGAGAAGAGATGGGATATTCTTCAGGAATAGCTAAACAACTCGAATCTCTTACTAAAATAACAGCGGATCCAAGAGAAGAGTCACAAAAAGAACTTCAAAACATGTTGGAAAATATATTTTAAGATTCTTTTTCCATAATATATAATCAATTCCTAGGATGGCCAGAGGAAAGTGGTCTATTGTTCGATCAAGTCCTAGGAACAGAAAAAAAAGGAAAAGAGATATATTTCAATCTCTTTCTTCCATACGTTTTACAAATTCCCATTCTTCTGGAGTAACATAATCCAGAACGCTTTTTGGAATTTCTACTTCTCTATCGTTTAACATTAATTTAACTTTAACAAATAATTTATTAGGAGTAATATCTACATCAGTTACTACTCCATAAAATCCTGTTTTACGAGATTTAACTTTATCTCCTACTTTTAAATTTTTCATAATTTTCTATATTTATTATTACACATATAAGGTTTTTAGAGCTTATGATAATACTACGAAAACAAAAATATAAAGAACTTCCCTGGACCAAAGAAAATATAGAAAAATATAAGTCACAGGAGAATATGTTAAAGCACGCAAGAAATACACCAGGAAAAACGGCTGGAAAATTATTAATAAACCCAGCCAAAGATGAGTTGGTGGGATATATAGCGTGCGAAGAAGATACTATTATTGCTCTAGAAGTTTCTCCGGGGTATAGAGGAAAAGGAATAGCAACTGATTTGATAAATTCTTCTGGGGCTAATAAACTTACAGTATCAAAGAAAAATATAAATGCGATAAATTTATATAAGAAACTTGGATTTGAAATTATATCAGAAACTCCAAAAATATATTTTATGGAGAAATGATTGAACTATAGTATAATTGGCAATACACCAGATTTTGGTTCTGGGATTTCCTGTTCGAGTCAGGATAGTTCAACGAAAGAAAATAATAATAACTAATAAAAACTATGTTGAGAGTTAAAAGATTTAGTAAAGTTACTGATAAAGTTAAAGAAATAGGAAAATCTATTGAACATACAGTAACTCATCCTAAAGAAACTGGTAAGAAGGTGGTGGAGTATGTAAAGAAACACCCAGATGAAGCTATAATTCTTGGAACATCTGATATTGTTCCTGGAGTTGTTGCTGCCAAACTTGCAAAAGCTGGAAAAACAAAACAAGCAGCTATCGCAGGAACTATTGCAGCACTTCCTATTGGTGGTGCATATGTATCAGGGAAAATAGCTATTCGAAAATGGAATGAAAAAAGAAAGAAGAATAAATAGAATAGATTCGAGATGTAGTTCAGTAGATAGAACGCTTGGTTTGGGACCAAGAAGTCGCACGTTTGAGCCGTGTCATCTCGACCTAGATAAATAGACGATGAGATATCGTGGAATTACTAACATGAATTATAAACCTTTAGGAAGAGTAAAAGTCGCGAGTTACTCTTCCACTACTAAGGATGACATGTTAATAATACAAGGATAGTTTGATATCTCGGGAAGCTATAAAATTTAATTCATGACAGATACTAAATTATTACCAGTACCTTTAGAGTATTCTTGTCCAATAGTAATGAGAGTAAAACTTCCCAGAAGAAATGATAGTGGGAGATTAAACTATTATACGTATGTTCCAGAATTAGGTACTTGGGTATTAGAAAAGATGAGAAATTCAGTTTTTAAGAAATTACAAAAATTAAATATAACTTTTAGGGACTGGGAAAATAGATGGTTACTTAAATTACAACCATCTGATATGTATTCAGAACTTTGGGTAGATAAAATAATAGAAGTTTATTATAAAGATAAATTACCAAATACAAAAAGTTATATAAAAGATCAATTATTGTTAGATAATGATTATGTATTTACGGGTGTTATGGTTAAAGAGGATTTAATGGATATATTTATTAAATCTCGGGAGGGTAGTTTTATAGACATAGTATATAATTATGATTTAGTACCTAAAATAATCGAAAAACTTACAGATGAAATATGTTTACAGTATTTAAATGATAATAATGAATATGAAAAATACTATACTACGTATTCAGATTTTATTTCAAGAGGGCTAAATTGTAGGTATTATGCTGCTAAACTTAGAAAAATAACGCTTAGTAATAAAGAATATCATTCGAGTAGATTAAAGACAACAGAAACTTATATTACAGAATCAAAAGCTAAGTTTGGAGAAAATTCCTTTGAATATTTATCTGAATATACTGGAAGAATTGATAAAATGACTTTTAAATGTAATAAGTGCGGAACAACTTTTTCGGTTTTAGCAAAAACACATTTAGAAAGTTCTCATGGTGGGTGTCCAGTTTGTAATACTAATTCTATAAAAGAAGATAGAAAGTTTTCTAATCAAGACTTTCAAAATAGGTTGGATAATATTTATGGAATTGGAAAGTATAAGTTAATATCTAACTTTATCAATTGCAAGACTACTGTGGAAATTTTAGATCTGGAAACAAATACTATATTTAAACAAGATCCAGAGAATTTATTATATCATGGACTTACAGATCCTAGTACTGTTACTAAATCAAAGGGAGAACGATTAGTAGAGCTTTGGATTAATAAAAATTCAGATAAAATATTGGATTATAAGTGGAATACTAAAGTAAGTGGAATAGAGGGCAGGTGTAGAGATTATGTTATGATTGATTTTATTATTAACTATGGTGGGAAAACCATATGGATTGAATATAATGGAATTCAGCATTATACATATTTTTCACTATATCACAAATATGATAAAAATCTTTTTGATGACCAAAAAAGAAGAGATGAAAATGTAAGAATTTATTGCAAACAGAATAATATAATGTTGGTAGAAATTCCTTACACTATAAGTTCTTTTAAAAGAGTTTCTGAATTTTTAAATAAAGTAGTTTTTGAAAATATTGATCCAAGTACTTTAGTAGATTATAATCTTTTATATGAAACTACAAAAGGAAAATAATATAAAATTTAAATTGAAATATGAAATTTATTGCAAAATTGTTTTCGACAATGCTACCTGCATCTGACAGTAGTATGATACCTCGAGATGTTGCGGAATCTTTCTTTAGTAGCCAAGAGTTTAAACAAGCCTTAGAGGATAGAAAGCTCTTTGGAACATTAACACACTTAGCCAGAAATCTATCATCTGCCAAAAATGGTGGTCCTGCAGTATCTAAGACTATAGGGAAAGATGATCTCCTTTATTGCTAATAATGAGAGGCATAGATAAAAAGTTTATGAAAATGTTTTTAATTGCTGGAAAAAATAATAAATTAAATCAGCAAAAATAGATAATAAAATCTATTTCTCAACGACTAGAGTAAACACTAAGAATACCGATTAATTCTTAGATAATATAGTCTATTATTGATTTTAAAATCAATTAGGTTAAGTTATTAATTGGCGAAAGTTCACCTACACATGTGTTAACTAAAGTTTGGTTCGAAAATGACGGCTGGTGCTATGGGGAGTTTGAGGTTCTCTCCGAAGATGGCCTAGACGATGAAGCTATACAAAGAATCAGAAGAGTAAAGGGCCTTCTTAAAAATGGTTGCAAAATTGGAATTTCCTGTGTCGTTCTTTAATTAACTGAGACTTAAGAAATTCATAAGTTCTTAAGAAAATTTCATAAAATGCTGGAAAGGTTAGAATCAAATCAGCATCATCTAGCAGATAGCGAGATGTTCAACGACTAAAGATGGAACCTAGATTTTTAGGATAATATAGTCTAAATTTAATAGCAAGCAATATATTAAAAAAAAATTGGGATATTGGGAAAATTCTAGCGGAAGTGACTATTTAAAGCGTATGGTTGCGCTAAAAGGGGCTGACCTTACATTAAACCCTTCTTGGAAAAATGCGGGTATAGTTTCAATTGATGGTTCTGAGAGCGAAAAAACATTCTCTGAACTTGATATAGAGTATGATCCTGAAGCTTATAAGGATACAAAAATAAAAGTTAAGCAATTTTCTAACTTCGATTCGGGAGATTTATTAAAGTCTTCTAAGATTAATGGAAAGTTTACGCAATTAAAAGCTAAATCATTTTCATTTAATTCTGAAATAAATTCAATAGAAGATACTATCGTTAGTGAATCTGTAATAGAAGAACCTGTTCAAAAAGATTTCTCAGTAATTGCATTAAGAGATAGAATTCGTGAATCAAAGTATTCAACTCGTCAAAGATTTCGTGTATTGATTCTATCTTACAAACAACTTCTAAAACAGCAAGGCGGCCCAGAGAAAATAGATCCAGAAACACTTAAAATCATGAAGTCTTTGTTTACTACAGATCTTTTGGATATTATGAAGTCGATTACACCAGAAATCATGAATGGAAAAAATCCAGGAACATTACTTGGTGCTTCTAGTTTAGGTAAGAATGTACGTAAATAATATGCGTTTTTTATATGAATTGCTGGAAATATCTAAATGAGATAAATCAGCATCAAATCATACTTAGATAAATCTAAAGAAGTGATTTGTTCAACGACTATGTATATAAACTGTCAAAATAGACAGAAGATATAGTCTAAATTATAAATAAATTTTATAAATACATTGATAAGTGTACAAAAATTGTTCTTACCATATAAGATGGCTATGTCTGAGGTATCTAAAACTAATGCAATATCTAAGGCAAGATATCAAAAAATTCAAGCTGCTTATTCTGACTTTGTTAATGCAATGTTAGAGGAAATATTCGCGCCGAAGAATGGTACGAAGAAAGAAGAGCCAGTAGAAGAAGAAAACCCTGAAGAAAACAGTTAAAAGATTATGAAAGTAGAAAGACGTAAATTATTCTCTTCTTCGATTTCTCCACGGCGCAAGTTATTTTCAGGTGGAGTAACTCAGGCAGAATATAAGAAAATTCAGTGTAGAGATTGTGGTTATATTATGGATACTTTAGCCACTACAACTAACTTCTTATGTCCTAAATGTGGAGCTGTAAATAGATTTAATGTTTTAGAAGTTACACCAAGTCCTGAAAATACTCCTGAAGCTGTACAAGTCGAAGTATCAAAAATTGAAGAAGTAGAAAAAGGATTCTCAAGACGTTCGTTATTCGGCGGAGATAATAATGCCGCTGTACAAAAAGAATTTTCAGAACCGTCGAACGAATTTGAGGTAAAATTAAAAGAATTTTCTGGCAAAACTTTAAATGAATCAGAAGTTGTTAAGGCATTTGGTATTTCCGCCGAAGATTTAGTTGAAAAAGGTTTTGCTAGTACTGATGAAGATAATAAAGTTACTATTCCTGAAACTGCATTCTTACAATCTAAATTATTCTCTAAGTTAATCGTATCAGTGACTAAGATTTTGGATTTAGACCCAATAGAAGGACCTAAGGAAGACATAATTAATATGTTAGAATCTAAAGGATCTTTAGGACCGAAAGGTATAATGCTAATTAAAAAAGCTCATTCTCTTCCACTTGAAGAAATGAAAGAAGTTGAGTTCTCTAGCACTGAAGAAGTAGAGGATTGGATTAAAGATTCTGGAATTATTGGAGACTTAAAGATAGAGTTTGGTAATTCTGCAATGGGAATTAAAGAATTTACAAAGATCCTAGAAGAGAGATATGATGATGCTCCAGATAATATAATAGATATATTAATTGATCGTGGAGTAATCAAAATTCAAGGAAATCAAGTTGATATAATGAAATAAAATATTTATAAAACTCAGTATGAAAAATACAAGATTTATGGAAGTCCTATTCTCAGCTGTAGAGGATAAGGATGAAGAATTAGCAAAGCAAGTAGCCAAAGATATTGAAGATGCTAAGGCTAATGGCTCTGTTGATACTGAAGAAGTAAAATATGAAAATATCGGTGACGGTAAAGTTTCAGTAACAGACAAGGAAAATGGCGAAGTTACTATCGTTGAAAAGGCTTCTGATGAGGATGATACTTATGATATGTATCCAGCTGAACAATCTGAACAAATCGAGGGATATCTTCATCCGGAAGGGGATGGAGTAACTCCGGGTAATCAGGTAGGTGCAGCTGACGAGGAAGTTGAAAATCATATGGATGGTAGTGCTGTTATTGCACCAAATCTTCCTGATGGTGGTTTAAATCCAGCAGCTGGTCATGAAGAAAGTGTAGAAATTACTGCACAAGAAGGTCCTGAAGCTGTAGAAGAATGCGAAGAAAAAGAATTCTCTGTAAGTACTGATAATAGCGTAGTTCTTAGAATTTTCTCAGATCAAGAATTTTGTGAAAGATTATTCTCAGAAGTTATTGAATCAGAAGAAACAGCTAAAGTAGGTGATCTTAAAGTAGAGAAAACTGGTGAAAATGAAGTAGTTGTTACATCAGAATCTACAGGTGATCAAGCAAAGGTAGAGTTTAATGGTGAAGATATGGATGTTACTGAGCTAGAATCTAAGAATTTTAGTGAAGCAGAACAGTTTGATCCGTTGTTTGTAGTAGGAGTAGATCCAGTAAATCATGTTATTGTAGATGCTCCAGAGTATGACGAAGCATCAGCTCAAGAATTAGTTCAGAGTTTAACAGAAAAAGGAGTAGCAGGAGTTAGAATTTTTGATAACCCCGAAGACGCTCGTGAATATGCTATCGATCTCTTGAATGGTCTTGGTGTAGTTGAAGATGAACAACTTGGAGAACCTGAACAAGCAGAATTTTCAGATCATACTATTTACTTAACTGAATTCCAAGCTGATAATACAGACTTTATGTGTCGTTTCTTCTCTGAATCTGTAGATAGTATTAGTGCAACTCAGGATGCTATTGAAGATGCTATTGAAAATGGTGATGAGATTGAAACAGATTCTGAAGTTATTACACCTATCGATTCTAAGACTGCAGTTATACAGGATAAAAATAAAGATGAATTTACTAAAGTTAGTTTAGAAGGTGAAGAAATGGAGCTTGAAAAGATAAGCGAAGATCAAGCAGAAGAGTTGACAGATCATATCGTTGTTTCTGAAGAAGAGGAAGACGAAGATGAGGAAGAAGAAAAAGAATTCTCTGATGTTTGGTGTGACGAAGCAGAAACTAAATTTTTCTCAGAAAATGAAGAACTTACTCAGTATATGATTCGTTTGTTCTCTGAAGAAGCTGATTCTGCTGAAATTGAAAGCGCAATCCAAACTGGCGAACAAGTAGAAACAGATAAAGAAATTATTACGCCTATCGATTCTAAGACTGCAGTTATACAGGATAAAGAAAATGGCGAATTTACTAAAGCTGAGATGGATGAAGAAGTTCTTGATGTTAATCCTATCTCAGAAGCAGAAGCCGATAATCTAACAAACAGTATTGCAGTAGAAGATAAAGTTGAAAATCATGAAGAAAAAGAATTTTCTGAAGATATCTACTGTAATGAGGCAGAAACTAAATTCTTCTCTGAAGGTGAGGAATTTACTGAATATATGGTTCGTCTATTCTCTGAAGAAGATGGTCATTGTCCAGTAGAAAAAGCTATTGAAACTGGTAAGAAAGTAGAAACAGATAAAGAAATCATTACTCCAATTTCAGCTACAGAAGCAATTATAGAAGATAAGGAAAATGGTGAATTTACTAAGGCTACTATGAGTGAAGATGATATTGAATGTCATCCATTATCAGAAGAAGAAGCTGACAAACTTGAAGAACATTCTATTGATAAAGAAGAAAAGAAATTCTCAGGAGATTATGAAGATCCTATTCTTAATAAATTCTTCTCAGATGTTGTAGGTGCAGTTCCTGTTCCTGCTGGAGAAGTAGATCCTAATACTCCTGTAATTCCTTTAGCTGATCCTAATGCTGTAGCTCCTCAGGAAGTAGCAGTTCCGGCAGGTGTTGCTCCTGCACAAGGTGGTGCTACTAGTGTTGAAGCTATTGAAGATAAAGCACTTCAGGCAGTTCAAAGTATCCAAGCAGTAGCAGAAGAAGCAGCTCAGCAAATTATGGAAGCAAAACAAGCTCCTGCACAGGCTCAAGAACAAGATCTTCAGGAAGCTCAGTTCTCAGAAAAGAAATTCAGTGATACAAATGATACTCTAGTATCATGGTTGACTGGAAATAGTTTTCGTAAGTAATTAAATATAAATAGATAGGTTTATGGTTATCCTCAAAAACCATTTTACATAAACTAAAAATAATAAAAACATTATATACATTATGAATACACAGTATTTGCAAATGATGCAGACTCCTTCAATGATGGAGGCTCTTATTAATAGCTCAGTATCAGCAGAAGATGCTAACCTTCGTTCTCGTGAATATGCTAAGATGTTCTCTCGTAACGATGAAATGAAAGATTTGTTTGGTCTAGGTAATGCAGGTAATTTGCTGCAGAAGACTTTCTCTGGTTATGCAGAAACTCCGTTGCTGTCTACTCAGTATTTCAATGCTTCTGTAGCTTCTTATGTAAGCTCATTCGCAGGTTATATGTCTATCGAACGTGACTTTGATCAGCCTAATGGTTTGTTCTATTGGTTCGACGTTTTGGGTGTAACTGATATGCGTTCTGTTATTCCTAACTTAGGTCCGGATAACTATCAGGATATTCAAGCTATGGGTAACTTTACTTTGAATATTACTCCGACTACTAATGCTGACTACTCTTCTTTGATTGGTCGTAAGATTATCCCTGGTACAGTACGTGTTAAGATTGCTACTGCAACTGAAAAATTCGAATTGATCGATAATGGTCAGGGTGCTTTCATGGCTGTTGCTGGTAAGATTTCTAACGGTACTATCAACTATTTGAATGGTCGTGTAGAATTTACTTTGGCTACTGCTTTGGCTGGTGATGCTGCTACAGAAACTATCACTATTGTAGGTAAGGAAGATGTTACTGGTACTCCTTGTAATACTATTGGTGCTTCTAATGCACATGCTAATGATAAGAGATTTATCGCTAAGATGCAACAGCTTGGTTTGGCTACTGTACCTGATATGTTGGTAGCTGAATATAACATTGCTGCTTTAGGTGCTATGAAGAAAGCAACTGGTTCTGATATGGCTACTTTCTTGTTCACTAAGCTTCGTGAATTGTATACTAAGGTAATTAACTATAAATTGGTTTCTACTTTGGAAGAAGGTTATAATGGTAACGTTATGGCTGACTTGGATTTGACTCAGGGTGCTATGACTGGTCAGTTCATGGATTATCGTTCTAGAGTTGACTTGTTCGATGCTTACTTGATTAATGTTGAAAGTGCATTGGCAACTAAAGCTGTTAAGGGTGTTGATGTTACTGCCTATGTAGCTGGTAATATGGCATCTAATCAATTCCAGAAGGGTGGAATGATTGGTAAATGGGAACGTAATACTAAGATGACTTATATCAATGATCTGTTGGGTTGGTATAATGGTATTCCTGTACTTCGTTCTACTGATATTGCTGAAGCTCCGGGTGAAGGTACTTTCTATGCAATTCACAAAACAAAAGATGGTCAGATGGCTCCGCTTGCACGTGGTATCTATATGCCTTTGACTGATACTCCGACTATTGGTAACTACAATAACCCAACTCAGATGGCTTCTGGTATCTACTATCAGGAAGGTACTAAGTATATGGCTCCTGAATTGGTACAGAAGGTTACTTTCAAATTCGGTATCTAATTAAACCATAAAAATCATTTGGATCGTTAAACTCTCAGATCCCTAAAGAATAAAATGATTTTAAACAAAGAGAGGGATTCCCTAGGTCTTATAGACTTAAGGTTCCTTCTCTTTTTAATTTTTACAATTATGGCAAGTACATTTAGATTAAAGAGAAAATTATATTCTGATGATAAAGGCGGAATGAGTACTGGGAAAAAATTAGCTTTAGGTGGCCTCGCAGCAGGTGCAGCCATTCTTGGGGCTAAAAAAGGTGCATTTGGTGCTAACATAATGGCTAAAACTAATACTGGACTAATGAAAGCTGGTAAAGCTGTTGGAGGAAAAGTTGGAGATAGAATGATGATGTCTGGAGCTAAGGATTTTGGAGTTGCACGAGCTAAACAAATTGATAATGCACTTTTAAAGAAAACAGGATCTCAGATGACAAAACAAGCTTTTAATGCAAAAGCTGATCAAAAAGGTATGCAGGCACTTGGAAAAATTATGAAATAATTATGGCAACTTATAAGCTTAAAAGAAAAAATTTTGGATTATTTTCTCCATTCGCCAAAACAGCGGCAAATTGGACTGCAGCAAAAGGAGCTTTTAAAGCAGGAGAAAATGCCAAAGGTTTTAAGAATTTAGCTTCTACTATGGGAAGAGGTTCTATTGGACTAGGTAAAGGATTAGGTGTTGCTGCTGCTGGTACTGCTGCATTAGGTGCTGGTACATTCTTAGCAGCAGAAAATAAAGCTAATAGTTAAAGAAGAAGTTAATCCCTGAAAATTAATTTTAAAATATTAAAATAAGTTTTATGAGTGATGTAATTTACAGAGGTCTTAAACTCTCTTCTAATAAATGTAGGTATTTTCAAGTAAAAGAAGGACAAATAAGCTCTATAGTAGAGGATACTTCAAGATCTACTCTCACTCTAACTTATTCTCCAGGAAGTACTTCTGGAAGTTTATCAGATCTTTTAGGAATACCATGTACTGAGAAAAGAATTGACATGCTCCCTACAGGACTTCCTAAATTATTTAAAAATACTTATGTTACATTAAATGGACTTAAGTTAAGAAAATTAACTTATGATCCACATACTATTAATATAGTTATTGTAAATGACTCAGAATCTAGAGTTATCCAAAACTATAATTATACAACAATAGTAGTTTCGGAAGGAGATTATAAAAATCCTGAGTTTATAAATTTCTTGTTTTACTCTGGAAATCTTATATATCTTCAACCTATTGGACCTAGACCAAGCTGTTATGAGATAAGAAATTTTCCTAAAATTATAATTAGTTCAGATGATGTTACACTTGAATCTGAATCTGAAACAATATTTACATTAAGAAGGAAATATAATGATTATGTTATAAGAGCTGTAGATTATCAAGATCAATTTATTCTAGAATTACGTAAAATTTTAGATGATTATGGTTTAGAGTTAGTTAGAATTAATAAAGAAACTACATTAACTAAAACATCACATGTTGTTTATCAATTTCTTCAGACTCCAGTGAAAGATAATCATCCTAAGTATTCTGATGATAAAGTAATGCAGCATAAAATACCAGTTGAATTTTATCTAAGAAGTACTGATATGCCATTATTCTTTGACTTTAAAAATAGATATATGAATGTCACATTACTTACTAATTTCTGTGAATTCAAAACATCAGATAGATATGGACAAAGATGGACAGCTGCAATAAAATGGGGAGGAATAACTGAAGATTTTAACCAGACATATCAACAAGATGATAATTCAAATTTCTCTTATCAATGTCAATTCAGATGTGAACTATTTTTCTATGAAGTAATTGATGATAGATATAAATTCCTAGAAGAAATAGTTCAGAATATAGAGTTTGAACGAAATAATCCAGATTATCATTATGAAGTTCCGGTTGATACTGAAACAACAATTATAAACAAAGGGTTATGATAAATTTTAGAAAGAAGAAATACCTTATCCAAAATTTAATGCCGGACGCTATTGAATATTTAAAGAAACAAGGATTACGGCCTAATATTATAACTCCAGAGCAAGCAGATAGCGTTAGTAGAGTTAATTCTAAGGCTATGGTTTTAGTTTCATTTATAAAAAATGAGTCTGGATATTATCAAATTCAAGTACAGGATAAGGAATTATACAATTATACTCAAAAATTAATCAAAGATATTTTTAGAATGAGAATAACTGATATTAATAAAGAAACCAGAGTAATCACAGCAGAAACTGATCACTTAGGAATAGCTTTTGATATTATAGAAATTCTCGCTACAAAATATAATTTATCAGTTGTGGCATGATTAAATTTAGACAGAAAGAATTTACAGAATATGATGCAATGAGAAGTCTTTATGTAAAACTTATGCGATATTCTGATAGAAATAAATTCGGAGTAATAGATACTAGTGCATTAATTCCTGTTCTTAGAGGAAATAATGTAGTAATCGAAAGATTTGTAATTAGTACTTCTATGTTTGGAAAAGATAAATATAGAATGTATCTAAAAATTGGTGCCAAAGCAAAGTTACCAGATGAGGTTAGACTTCCAGGTAAAACATATGATAAACGTCTTGGAAATATGCAATTAAACGTAAGTCATTCTATATTTGCGCCAAAAGATAGTGATCCAAATTGGAATAATAACAATAATGGAGGAAATAATAATACTTCTTTAGGAGACACTTCTGGACCTAGGAATGATAATCCTGAAGAAAGAAGAGGTGGAAAAAAGAAAGAAAAGAAGTATTCAGAATTTCCAGGATCAATTTTAGAGCAAAGAGAATTTAAGAGTAAAGGCGGTGATAAACAATATCCCTATCTATCTGGTTCATTCTCTCCTTCCTTTGATCTATCTTATGAAGTTTCTGAATTGCTTGGAGAGGCTATCAAATATGATAAAAAATCAAGATCATTGGTCTTAGAATTCAAATCTATCGAAGATGCTATTAATGCATTGAATATATTACCCTTCGGATTAGGTTATAAAATATATTTACTTAATGCATGATGATTGTAAAGAGATTTTCTCAAACCAAGATATTAAATACTAATAACCCAGCTCTTGGTTTCACTAAAGGGAGAAAATATGATACAGATATGGATAGACTGGGTAGAATGAATACTTCTCAACGTGAATTAGCTGGAATCGGTAATTTAGGAAAAGAAATGAGAAAATTAAATCAAGAATTAAATCGTGGAGGAAGAGGTAAATGGCAAGATACAGATTAAAAAGAAAATGTTACAATGCACTAACTGAAGCTGCCGGAAATACACTTGGAGGAGTTACAGAAGGAGTTGGTAAAGCTCTTGATAATAAAGTAGCCGGAATCGCTGGTGGTGTTTTAGGAGCTACTAAATTAGGAGGAACTATTGGAACAATGATAGGGGGACCATTTGGAAGTATTTTAGGTATGGGAGCTGGTTATCTCTTAGGTTCTGCAGCTACTAGAGGTCTTGGAAAAGGTCTTAAAACTGCCGGTCAAGATATGCAGACTTAATTATAGGAGGATTTAGATTATGATTAAGTTTAGACAAAAAGAATTTTTTTGGGGAATGGCTTTAAATGCTGCAGGGGCTATTGGTACAGGTCTTTCTCTAAAACAAGGCTCTGATCAAATGAAACAAGCTGAGGAACAAGCAGCACAGGCAGAGGAGCAAAATAGAAAGATGACCAAAGCTTTAAATAAAATTGCAGAAAACGCAAAAAATAATCCACAAGCAGCACAACAAGCAGCAGATGTAATGGGACAAAAACAGTTTGCTCAAATAAATTTTGCAAAACTTACAGCAACTCTTAAGAATAATAAAACTTTAGGAAATGCTAAAGGTCTCGCTAAAGATGTTGGTAAAATTGTGTGGAAAGGAAAAAATAAGCTGATTGGTGGAACTATGATGGGAGCTACAATGGCAGGAGCTTCATATCTTACTGATAAAGCAATTCAAAAAGATATGAAGAAAAATGGAATGCCTCTTGAAAAAACCTATTCTGCTGGATCTATAATGAAAGCAGTAAAAGGTACTGGAAAAGTTTTAGGAGAAGCTGCAAAAAAAAATAAAGGAACGTTAATAACGATGGCTGCTCTAGGTTCTGCTCCCATGGCTCTCGGATACTCTGCTGAAAAAGCTCAATATAAAGATCAGATGGCATTAACTCAGAGAAACTATGCAGTCCCTGGAGTAATGGCAGTTAAAAGATTACTTACTGGCGCTTCTAAATCTGTAAGAAATTCACAGATATTTAAAACTCCTGGACAAACAATTTTAGGTGGACTTTCTAATTTATCTGGCGGAGGTGGTCGAAAAGGTGTATACAAATTCGGTCATCAGTTAAATAGATATGGAAAACATTCAGGTTCAGTATGGTCTCAAAAAGCAGGTAAGTTCATCATGGATAACCCCAAAACAGCCTTAGCAGGTAGTATTCCAGTCGGTGCTGCAGTTTTAGGAGCAACGTGGGGAACTGGAGAGAAGATAGTAAATAAAACAGCTCGGGCTCTAGATAAAGATGCTTTCAAATATCAAGATTCTAAAAATCAAGAAATACAATGATTATAAAAAGAAAATTATTCACTAAATACGACGATACTGATAATCTTAAGAGAATGAAAGATTCAGATATTCTTGCTGAAAAACCAAAACAAGCTCCTGGATATGGTTCTGTAGCTGGTGCTGCTCTTGGTGGTGCTGCTCTTGGTGGAACAGTTGGTGCTGTTGCTGGAGCTTTCGGAAAGAATAAGGCAGGTCGTAGTTTACTCGGAAGAATGGGTAAAGGTGGAAAAACTGGATTAGTTGTTGGTGGTCTTCTAGCAGGTGGAATGGCTCTTCGAAATAGAAATAAACAAGCTGAAAATAATGAATGGTATAATAAAAGACTTAATTATGCTCAGAGACAGGCTAGACGAAGAGAAAAACAGGATTGGAAGACAAATATGACTCAAAGAGATGGTTATTCCTATTAAAATTAATAAAAAATTATGGCAAAATTTAAACCAAAGAAAATAATCAGAGATGTAAAGGAGTTTTATAAAAATAACCCTACGGCAAAAATTACTACTGCCACTGCTGGATTTTCTGGAACTAATCTTGCTATTAATGCTACTAGAAAAAATTCTGATAAAAAATATCAAGAAGAACAACTAGAAGCAATGGATAAATTAACTAAAGCACTTGGAGGAGTTAATAAAACTTTAAAAGAGGTAGAAGTAAAAGAACCAAAAAAGACAACCTCTTATAAATTTAAAAAAATCTTTTCCGAGAGAAATGATAATAATATGATTACATTTAGAAGAAAAGACTTTAGTATATTATCTGATACTGTTAAAGGAGCTATAATTGGTGGAAACGTAGCTACCCTAAGTTTACCATTATCCGGAAAAGATGCTAAAAATATTAAATATGAAGGAAGTAACCCTACTTTCCGAAAATTAAATACTCTAAGTCCATTTGCTAAACGACTTGGAGTAGTAGCCGCCGGAACATTAGTCGGAGCAGCTCTTGGAGCCTTAGTTGGTACTATAAAAAAAGGTGATGAGGCTATTTCCAGAAAGTTAACAGTTGACAATAGATTAATGGATAGAGTAGTAGAGGATCTTAAGAAAACAGGTTTTAAAGAAGGCTCCGATTTTACAAGAGATCCTAAAACGGCGGATTCTCTTAAATCAGCAATAAGTGTAGCTATAACAAGAAATTCTGGTGAACTTAGACTTCTAGTAAATACAATAGCAGATAATAAACTAAAAGATATAACAAAAAACATAATACGAAATCTACCAAACTCAAGTGCAGTAACAGAAGAAAGTAAAAGTAGATATAATGAGATTTCTATAACTACTATATCTGATGGAACCGCTGATGTTGGTTTAATAGCTGGAATATGTGAAAAATTTATAAGAAATAAATATCCAGTATATCTCGTAGAAGTTGGTTAAAACAAAACAATTAATTATTATATTTAAATTATGGCACAATGGACTGAAACTCTCGAACCGTATGTAAAAGTTATAGAGAGAGTACATACCGCAGCTCTTAATCCTACTGCAGGTGAAAGTTTAATTATCGGAGTGACTTTAATTTCTGATGCAGGCCCAGCAGTTCCTACATTGATTTCTAGTCAATCTGAATTCTTAAAAACTTATGCTTCAGGAGACTTAACAGAAGATTATATGGCATCCTTAAATAATCTTTATCATGATGCTAATAATACAGGAGATAAAAATGTAGCTGCAACAATGTGGATGAATGCTTATAGATTGGCTGGCTCTAATGTTATGCTGGTTTGTAGAGCATCTAAAGCTAACGATATCTACTACGCTAAACCCATGACTAAAACTGATTATAGTACATATATCCTTAGAGATGGTGCTTTAATGAAGGGATTTAGAGATGCTGATAAAGGTGTCGTTAAATTTGTTCTTGATATTGATGGAGATGATGCAGAACATGATCAAGATGGATGGTCAATTAATTTGAATGGAGTAGGTATTCTTGGTAATCGTACAACTGATGATGGTCCTCAGTATGACTACTATGTAAGAACTCTCCCTGACTTAGTAAATCAGATGAATGAAACTAATAAATTCTTCTCTCCATCTTATAAATTCTTCACAGATCCTAATAATATCGTTCCTGAAAATGAAACGACTGATCCTGATAAAGCAAAGGCAGTTGTATTCTATGAACTTTACCTAGGACAGGATATGCTAGATACTTCAGATTCTAGATGTCCACTAGGAAAGCAGTATATCGTAATTTGTGAACCTGATTGGACTAGTGATAATCCTAATCAAAAACTTATAGATATTAATGCTTCTGCTTGGTCTGGTTTCGAAGAACAGAAATATTATGCAGTTAATCAATATAACTCTAATACTGATCTGAGAGTTAGAATTAGACGTTTTAATCATGATGCAGTAGTTACCAAAGAATTAACTAACCCCGCTTTGAACGAAAACTCTGATTCTCCTTATATGGTACTATCGGCCGTTCTAGATACCTATACTAAGAAAGGAACAGTAGAACCGTCAGAAAGTATCCTACAGCGAGATTTTTATGAAGTCGCTGTTCTTGATCCTAATATTTCTGACGAAGTACAGTTCTTTAATATAGGTAAAGTAACCGGCCGTGGAGATATGGAAGTATCAGAACTCAATGAACTCCTAAGTATGATTCAACTTCAACTCCCTGACGATATGAGAGAGCTTGGATTGAACTACTATGGATACGGAGCTGATGATAAAGTATGGGTAGAACTTGATCCTAATGACCCAAATGCAGGTTCTTATAAACAAACAGTTTCTTCAATGACTGATCTTTACAACTCAATAGGTATGTCAGTTGGAGATGTTTACCGAGTTGGATCTGGAAGTTCATATAAGTACTATGAATATCAAGAAAATGGTGGAGATCAAGTTTATGCAAAATTAGGCGTAGATCCAACTGAAACAGATATTCTTGACGTATCTGAATCGGATCTTAAGAAAGCACTTGACGAAATCAATATTCAGGAAATTTATGTGGTTGAAGGATTATGTGACCTTGGAAATACATCACTAAGTTTCCAGAATTACTTGGCTAATATGGCTATCAACTCTAACTATTTCTATCCAATATCAACAGTTCAGAGCACAAATTATATGACTATCGCTAATAATGCAACTAAGATAGCACAAGATTCATATAAACTCTATCTATCTGCACCTTGGGATATCGACTCTGGTACATTTGGATGGAAATATTATTGCTCACCTGCTGTTGTTTATTGGGAAGCTGTAGCTAGAAACCGTAAGTTATTTTTGCGGTTTATAAATTATACTAAAATGCTGGAAATACATAATAATAAAGTATAATCAGCAGAAATTGGAGTAAATTCTAATTTTTCAACGACTAAATGTATAACTAAATTTGAAATATAATTTAGATGATATAGTCTAGATTATTAAGTTAATCTTATTAAATATCGAGAAATAATGCAGAATTTGCTCCTGTACTTGGACAAACTAATGGTATTGTTCAGTATCAGAGACCTATGACAGAGTTTAATAAAAAAACTCGTCAACTTCTATTATCTAAACGAGTAAATACCGTACTCTGGAATTATCAAACTAATGCTTGGAATATGAATGATAACTATACCAAACAAAGTGTAGATAATATTGTTTCAGATGAAGGTAACTCTCGCTTAGCTATTCGTATCTCAAAAGCTATGCCTGTACTACTTAAACAGTATATAGGCTGGAGAATTGCACCAAAACTATGGGAAAGTGCGATTGGAACTATCGATTACTGGTTTAAATCAACTATTCTCCCAATGTCTTATAATATCGATGATTACCGTATTATCATCGATGAGACAAATAACCCTGTTCAAATTCAGCGTAAATACAATAATTGCGCCTTAAGTAAATAAAACTTAAGAAAAATAAGAGAATTGCTGGAAGATATAAAAAATCAGCAAAGGTTAGAAAAAATCTAATCTCTCAACGACTATGTGCTTATTAAAATGATATAGTCTGATCTTAAATATTAATTTTATATTTAAGTCTAACAATAATGCAGAATAAAATGGTGGTTAATGTTTTGGTGAGATACCAACGTGCCCTTTCGAAAATTTATATAAGAGAGGCTAATGTGAATTTTAACATTAGAAAATATCTTAAACTGCTGGAAAATGTGAAACATAAATCAGCAAAAACTATTTTTTTAATAGTTTCTCAACGACTATAGTAGATACTAAGATAATATAGTCTGCCTATTATAAATAATAATAGAATAAGCGAAATATGTCATCGTAAAGAATATGCGATTATTATACCAATTGCTGGAACTTAATTTAAGAATCAGCAGAAATAGTATTTATAACTATTTCTCAACGACTAGATGTATAATTAAAATCTCTGGAGATTTTAAAAGATATAGTCTGAACATGAGTAGATAATACTTAGCAAACATATTGATATCACGACATTTTTGACATTGGGATGGAGTTAAGCATCGATTCATATGAAAATAATAGGGGTGCAGCTCTTGAATAACAGGAAGCAAATAAAAACTAATGATAGTATGCTGGAGAGATCTGGCATACTATCCTTTATAAAATACTAAACCATGAAAAGAGGAATAAAAAAAGATATATTAATTGAAGAAATAACAAACATATTAGAACAAACGAATAAAAAATTTAATAAGAAAATAGAATTTCTAGGTTTTAAAGAAGAAAATGACTATATTTCTAAAGATAATACTCATATAATCTTACACTGTAGAGAACATAATATAACTTGGGATAATTATACGGTAAGATATTTTCTAATTAGATTTAAAGATATAGAACACTCTCCTGAATGTAATAGGTGTAGATCTATAGTATACTCTCCAGAAGATGCTTTATTGAAAGTTTTAGAGCTTCATAAAAACGATGGAAGAGATTATGACTATTCTAATATATTAACTCAATTTAAAGATATAAACAGTATTATTACAGTAATATGTCCTATTCATGGTAAATTTAATATTAAATATACAGCTTTAATTAGAAAACCAAGAAATGATAGTCATAAATCACTTGGAGGAATATGTCCTAAATGTAGAATCGAAAAACATATAGAGTCTAAAAAACATGCAGATGAAGAAGCAATTAAAATAATTCATGAATTTTTAGAAAAAAGAAATAAAATTTTTGGAAATAATATAGAGTTTCTTGGTTTTGTTGGAGGAAAGTATGTAAATACAAAAACAAAATTAATTTTAAAATGTAATAAACATAATCTTATCTGGGATACTGTTTGTTTTAATACTTTAGCATGTAATAGCTCTATAAGAGGTCCTTTATGCCCAAGTTGTGATCAAGAAATTAGAAGTGGAATATCTGATCATGAAAAATATTGCTTTAAACAAGTAATTGAATTAATCAAAGGAACTAACTATTTAGCAATACAACAATTTTCAATTTCTTTGATCGACTCGTACACAGAAAAGAAAAAATCATTATTTCTAGATATAGCTATTGTAGATAAAAATAATAATTTAATATCGATAATAGAATATGATGGAAAGCAACATTATGAATTTACTTCTTTCTTTCAATCTACATATCAAGACTTCGTAAATCAAGTCAACCGAGATAGATGCTTAGAACAATATTGCAAAGAAAATAATATATATCTTCTTCGAATTCCCTATAAAGATAATAATAGAATCCCTGAAATCATAAAGATATTTTTCGAAGAAGGAAAAGATATAACAACAAAAATAGAACCTAAATTATTACCAGTATTATATCATGGATAAAACATTATTAATAGATCTTAAGAAGAAGTTATTTATACGAGCAGCATTAGTCAATTTAACTTCTCTTGACGAAATTTTAGATTTAAATGACTACCTTAGTGCAGATGAAATACTACTGGAAATAATTAAGGAGTCATTAAGAGAATTTGAAAATACTCTACCATTAGTTCTGGAGATGAAAATGAACCGTTCTCAGATGTGTAGTTGTGAGAACATGGGACTTGAAGGATATTGTGAGATTAAGAGTAATTTTACATTATTTCTTGATTGTAAAATATCGGAAGATCAGATTATATTAGTTCCAAATTCTATTCCTATGTACAGAATAGGTTCTATATCTTATCCAGCTCCAGGAAACTATACTTATTTTACGGATTATAGACGTCCATATGTTTTTATGATGGATATGCCTAGCTATGATCAATTTTATGTTAGGGGAATATGTAGTCGACCAATAATTCCTGACTTTCTTCCTGATAAAACGTTTAATCCAGGATCATCTAAAGCAGCTATTTATTGGCTGAATATAGAAGAAGGATCAAGGGGTACATTTTTCATGGACCTTACATTATGTCATTTATTGAATTACATCAGAAATCTCAAAGCTTCTTTATTGCTCCCTGGTGTTTCTATTGACGTTTTATCTAATATCGACCCTGCATATCAAGAGCTTAGATCTAGGTGTGATAATTATATACTCCAATCTGGATGGTATGGAGATTTACTTGTTTAATATATAAAATTATGATAATAAAAAGAAAGTTGTATTCTCTTACAGGAACTAGAGTATTGGCTGGATTTAATAAAAAAGTTCTTAGAAAGACTCCAATGGCTGCAAAAAGATCCGCCATAAAAACACAAAATAAAGTCTTAGAAGCTACAGCAAGAGGTTTAAATAAGGTAGAAGGAGTAAAAATGGCGGCAAATCAAGCAGCCATTAATCCAGGAAGAGTTGTAAATACTAAAATAATTCAACCATCTATAGAAGCACCTATAACTTCTGTAGCTATGAAAACAGTACCTATTCCTGGAACATCTGCTTTAGTTAGTGTAGTAGGAAAACCAGAGAAAACTATGTGGAAAAAGATTGGAGTTGGTGATAAAATGTCTAAGGCTGCATCTAAGTATGTAGATAGTAAAGGAGGTAGAGTTGTAGAAGATATAGTAAATAGCTCGACTAATTATTTTAAAAATCTTATGGTATGACAAAATTTAGACAAAAACAATATACAATTCCGGAGGGTCACTATACAGGTCCTAAGGATATGGATAAGGTTCCAGGAGCTATAGAAGTAATCGGAAAATCTGCCTTAGCTGGTGCTGGTATTGGAGGAGTTACAGGTAGTCTCCTAAAAGATGCTAGTATTACCAGTGGTGCTATAACTGGAGGTAAATATGGAACTATAGCAGGTGTAGTATTAAAATTCTTCTTAAATTACCTACACAATCCAATGTCGTCTGTTAAGTTTCAAGAGGTAGATAAATTAATTCGTCGTGAGTTTGGTATTTATAGAGCTTCTGGAGTAACTATAGGAGATTCATTAGATAAAAGAGCAAAAATAGATGAGAAGTTTAGTTTTAATGATCGAAATGTAACAGCTTATAAATTAAATTTTTCAATACAAGATAATTCCATTACCATGTATACTTTTGGAATGACCTCTAAGGAATTGGAAAAGACTTCAGATAGTTTAGACTATTACTGTAAGAAGTATACAGGGATGGAATATAGTAGTTATGCAATCAATTCTAGAAATAATTCTTATTCAGTGGCTATTGTATTTACAAATTATCAAGTTATAGCCAACTTTATAATGGAACTCAGTAATACTCTTGGAGTAAAAATAAATCTTCTTGATAACAAAGCTTTAGTTGAAAATAGAATTAAGGAAGTTGAACAGAAGGATTTTTCGGTTAAGTCTTTAAATAAATATGATTTAAAGAAATTTATTGGGAAAACGGGAAAATTTCTATTTTCCGGTAAATCTGAAGATCTTATCGGTTTAATTTATAGTGCTGCAGTAACTTTTTCTAATGATCCTGATATAATTCCTACATATCGAGGAGACTTTGGAAATAAGTACTTAGAAAATAGCCTTAAAAGACTTCGTTATGTTGAAGGTCTAGATTATACTGTTGGAGAATTTAGTGGAGATATAGGTATTAATATGTCAATGATCTCTGGAATATTCGTAATAACAGTAAATAAAGAGGATACCAACGAACTTAAGAAGATTGATTCTATTTTCTGGAATCACTTAAAAACGATAGTAAATAGGGTAGATACTGGAAAAGTAGTTGTATATAACTACACAATTAAAACAAGAAATGAATTTGATTTTATCTTAAAAAAATTCATGTCAACTGATGTAAAACCTAATATATTTGAAAAATGATAGTACCTAGAATTCGATATTTTTCAGATTTACAAGCTAGAAAGATGATAACGAAATTAACAGAGAAATTGGATAAAGATCGTATCGGGGATTATGAAGTTTCTAGTAAAATTCCCAAAGATGTAATTAGTATATATCCTGATCCATCTTCAATTAAAATATATATTCCAAAAGATCTTGAATATAGTCAGTACGAAATTGATGATTTCATTAGATCTATGGCAGCTCATATTAGAACAATTACGATCCTAGAGAGAGATATATATGTAATGAAACTATCAGGATCTCTTACTTTTGAACAGATATATAAATTAATACGTGAGATAATTGATACAGAAGAATTTTGTACTATTATTGACTGTGATTAATCTTTAAACTAAATATATACTATTATGGCGGATATGATTTCAAAAAACTTAGATAAGGCAAATAGGCTTTATTCTATTGGAATGAAAAATATAAAATTACAATTAAAACTTCTTGGGACTGAATTTGTAGTACTCAGACCAAAGAGTAATTCAAAATGGAAAAATGTTTTTGGAGGTACATATTCATCAAGTAGTACATTAGAGAACGATTATGATCAATTTACTACAATATTGATATTAAATCAGAATGAACTAAGAGATGTATGGAATCGAAACAGAGATAATCTAGAAGTATATACAGATGATGGATCTCTTGAAGTAGGGGATGAATTACAATATACTCGTGGAAAATATACATTCAGATTTAAAATATCTCTTAAAATGGGTTACTCTGAAGTAGCTGAAGTATTCTATGTTTATACATTGAATAGTATTATTGAAACTTTAGATATGTAATTATGAGAGAAAGAAATATAGAAAATGAGATTCTGAAGCAAAATAAAATTCCTGGATGTGATCAACTTACTAGACCTGAGGAAGTAAAAGCTCTTAGTAAATATCTTAAAAGTATTAGAACAACTCAAGAAAATCATACTTCCCTAGAGAAAGATAATCTAGAACTCCCTGGAAGAACAACAGGGAGGATTCCAGAAATTAATTCTCTCGAAGATTATATAGAGGGATTAGATGGGGTTCGTGGTATTAAAAGTCTATATAAAGAATCATCACGAGAACCACTTTCTGATAATAGAAACTCTGACTCGGCGGAAAATCATGGGTTGTATACAGAAAAGACACGTGAAAATCTGTATGATCCTAGGAAAACAGAACTAGAGAAACGTCGTGAGGATATAGTAAATAAAAAAAATATCCTTGAACCAACCCTAGAAGACCGCCGAGAAGAATTAACTGAGGAACCAAAAGAATTAAAATCTCTAGGTACAGAAAAGTTAAATCTAGAAGGAGTTAGAGATGTAAGAAATCTTTATATAAATACAAAAGAAAATCTTAAGGTTCCAGAAAAAGATCTAGAGTTAGGAAAAAAAAGAGAATCTCTTATTGATAATCACAACCTAGAATTAGATCTAACAAGAATAGACCTTGAAGGATTTAAAGATTTATCATACAAAGAACAGCTCGAAGTAGATTCTAAAAATGAATTAGATACTACTCGAATATCTTTAGAAAAAACAATTGAAACTTCTGAATTATCTAGTTATAGAGAAGATCTTAAAGAAACGCCAGAGGAGTTAGATGAATTAGAAGATCACAGAGAAAAATTAAATAGTGGAAAAGATAATCTAAAAGAACTTGAAGATACTAAAGTTAAACTCAGAAATCCAGTAGATGATGCTGAACTTTCTAAAACCAAAGTATCTTTAGAGAGAACCGTAGAAGATAAAGAGTTAGAAACTTATAGGGAAAATCTTAGGAAAACGCCGGAGGAGTTAGATGAATTAGAGAATCATAAAGAGTCTCTTAGAAGTGGGGAAGAATTAAAGAGTTTACCTGAAGATAAAATAACTCTTGGAGGTACTGTAAAGGTATTAGAAGAACTTGGAAACACTAAAATAGATTTGGAAGGTACTGAAGAATCTGAGATATCTACTTTAGAGGATTATAGAGAAAACTTAAGTGTAGAAGATAATAATTCTCTTGAAGATACTAGGGTAGATCTGAAAGGTACTGTAGAATACGAAGCTTCTGAGTTAGAAGATGCCAGAATCAACTTAACCGGAACAGAAGAATCCGAACCTAAAAGTCTCGAAGATAAAAGGATAGACCTAGAAGATACAAAGGAGTCTGAACCTAAAGCTCTAGAGAATGAAAGAATTGATCTAGAAAATACTGAAGAGTCTGAGATATCTACTTTAGAGGATTATAGAGAAAACTTAAGTGTAGAAGATAATAATTCTCTTGAAGATACTAGAATAGACTTAACTGGAACTAAAGAAGCTGAGATGTCTGAACTTGAGGATTATCTTGATGATCTAGAAAATACGAAGGATTATGAGGCTTCTGAGTTAGAGGACACTAGAATAGATTTAACCGGAACTAAAGAATTCGAACCTAAATCTTTAGAAGACGAGAGAATAAACTTAGAGGGTACTAAAGAATATGAATCAAGTTCTTTAGAAGATGAAAGGATAGATTTAAAAGGTACAGAGGAAGCTGAACCTGAAAGTCTTGAAGATTTTATAGATAAACTTGAAGATACTAGAGATTTTGAGTTAGAAGATGAAAAACTCGAACTCCCTGAAACTTCTGGAGATGGATATGAAGGTTATACTCCATTAGGTCCGGAAGAATTAGATAGTCTTGGTGGAAATATCAATAATTTCTATGATTCTCTCCTTGAAGTTCCAGAAATAGCTGATGCTCCTAGACAATCTGGAGATTATACTCCTCTTGGCCCAGAAGAGTTAGATAGTCTTGGTGGAGATCTTGGAAATTTTTACGATTCTATTCTAGAAGTTCCAGAAACAGATAATGAAAATTATCTTTCTCCAGAAGAAGTAGAAAAAATCATAGAAAATCCAGAACAACAATATAATTATAAAGATAAGTTACCTGAAGTAGCTAAAGGAAATTCAGCTCCTAGAGTAGAAACAGAAGGATCATATAATTATCTTTCTCCAGAAGAAGTAGAAAAAATCATAGAAAATCCTACTTATTTCTATAACCAACAAAAAGAAATTCCAGAAACA